GCGAAGCCCAGGCCCCTGCCCCGCCAGACGGACGCCGAGAAGCTCTTCTGGCGGGCGTTCGGGGAACTGAAGCGGTGGGGCCTCAAAGACACCGAGGCCGCCGAGTGTGCCCTCAAACTGGCCGAACGGGCCCTCTCCTTCGAGCGTGAGCTGAGGCAACCGCCATGATCGTCCAGTGGGTCGGGAATGCCCAGGCCACCCAGCAGGTCGAGACGGCCACCGTCACCGCCGTCTCGACCGGCGGCCTGCTGACCGCCACCATCAACGGCAAGTCCGTCTCCTACACCTGCCTCTCGACCGACACCACCGCCACCGCCGCCGCCGCCTGGCAGGCCCTCCTCGCCGCCCAGGCCACCGCACCACCCGAGTTCAACGAGGAGACCTGGGCCGTCAGCAGCAACGTCGTCACCGCCACCTCCCTGGTCCCCGGCACCCCCTTCGCCGGCATGCCCGGCGGCCTCGTCTTCAGTGCCACCGGCGGCGCCGCCGTCACCCAGACCCATACGACCCCCAACAGCAGCCCGAGCGACGTTCTGAACGCCCAGAACTGGCTGCGCAACAACGTCAACGCCCTCCCCCAAAGCGGCGACGACTGCGTGGTGGCCAACACGTCCGTCCCCCTCCTGTGGAACATCGACCAGTTCGCCTCGTTCAAGCTCAACTCCTACACCCGCTGGCAGTCCTTCACCGGCACCGTCGGCCTCCCCGAACGTAACCCCAACGGCTACTACGAGTACCGGCCGACTTACCTGAAGCTCGGCTCCCTGGTCACCTCACTACCCGTCCTCCTGGGCCAGGGCGCCGTCGGCTCGGGACCCACCCGGGAACGCTACGACCTGGGGCCCAACCGCTGTAACTTCCAGGTCATCAACGCCGGCGGCGCCCAGGACCCCTACGCCGTCCGCTTCCTGGGGATTAACCCCTTCAACACCGTCGGCGTCGTCGGCACCTCGGTCGGTATCGCCATGCTGCCGGCCGAGGTCGCCTTCCTGTCCAGTGCCACCGTGGACGGCGGCGGCCGCCTCGACCTGGGCCCCGGCGTCGGCGTCAGTGGCTCCCTGACCTACACGGGCGCCACCGGCACCGTCCAGATCGGCGGCGTCACGAGCGCCTCCAGCGTCTCGGGCGGCGGCCAGAGCCAGGCGCCCAACCCGCTCAACGTCTATTCCGGCTCCGGCGTCCTCGTCACCGGCACCGGCCAGACCTACGCCCTGGTCAACGTGCTGGACGGCTCCGTCCTCGCCTGGCAGGCCGACGGCACCATCGCCCAGGCCAACCTGGCCCGCGGCTCGACCCTCACCAAGGCCGGCGACGTAAGGCCTCTCACCGTCAACGCCGCCAACATCGACGCCACCAGTGCGATCATTGACCCCAATAACGCCGTCGGCTTCACCGGCAGGGTCACCTTCCAGGGCCCCGTCCAGGCCGGCCCCTACCAGTGCGGCCCCGGCCGCCAGGCCCAATATTTCTAGGAGTTGCCCGTGTCATTCCCCCAGGGCTTCGGCCTGCCCGGCGACCCCACCACCGTCATGGGGACCTTCGCCCTCCGCCTCAAGGCCGACGGCTCCTGCGACATCGTCCAGGACGGCGTCTGGCCCGTGCCGCTCCTCATCTTCAACCTGGAAATCGCCAAGGCCCGCATGGTCAACCAGTTGATCGCCCAGACCGGTACCCGGCCGTCCCCCCGCGTCTGCATGGCCGACGGCACCATGCCGCCCCCCGACCAGCCCCCCGAGACCTGATTCAGGTGGCGCAATTGCGCCACCTGCGAAGGGCACCTGAGAAATTCTTCTTGACAACTCGTCCGGCACTTCGGGTAGCGTGAGGTCAACGGAGGCTTCACCAGAGCCGCCCGAACCCAAATCCCTGAAAAATCAGGGATTTACACGCCGGACAAGACAATGCTCGTCTGGAAGGAAGTCATCCCGGGGCCCGGGACCTACTGGTACCTCGACCAGGAAACCAACCTGCCGCGGACGATCCGCTTCACGCCCGAGGGCATCCGCCACCTGCACGACCAGGGCAAGCGGATGCTGCAGGCGGGACTGTCCATCCCGGTCCCCGTCGAGCACCAGCCCACCGCCGTCCCCCTCACCGCCCCCCAGAAGGCCGCCCAGAACCTGCTCAACAACGCCGGCTGGGTCTCCGACTGGCGACTGCACGGCGAGGGCCTGTGGTCGCTCGTGGACGTGCAGGACCCCGAGATCGCCAAGAAACTGCCCAAGACCATCCGCTGGACCAGCCCCTGGATCACGTCCTTCATGGACGGCGACGGCCGCAAGTGGGAGGGCGTCGTCGGCCACCTGGCCCTGACCACCCGCCCGCGGATCTCCAAGCAGCAGCCCTTCCCGTCGGTGGCCGCGGCCATGTCCTGGGCCGGCCTCCTGCACACCCAGGCCTTCGACCCGGCCCACCCCGGCGCCTCCTACGCCCCCGGCAAGGGCCTCGCCTTCTCCCGGGCCGGCCTCCTCTCGGGCGAGGGCACCCTCCTCAAGCCGGCCTACCCGGTGGCCTTCTCCCTCTACTCGGGCGGCATCCCCCTGGCCGCCCCCGAGTTGATGGAGGCCGCCGCCAAGCCCAAGCCCAAGCCCAAGGAGCCCCCTAGTGGTCCTGCCAAGGGCCCCCCCGGGGATGCCAAGGTCGGCGACGTGCCGGCCAAGCCCGAGGGCACGCCGGCCCCCGGGACCACCCCGCCCGGCGAGCCCGGACAGCCCGGGATGCCGGGGATGCCCGGCATGGAGCCCAGCCTCGTCGATTCCGACGGGGACATCCCGGTCCACGAGGTGATCGGCGACCTCCTGGAGACGATGGGCGTGCTCCTGGAGGAGGGCACGACGGGGGACAATTTCCTCGAGCGCCTGTACAAGGCCGTGATGTCGAAAATGAAAGAGGGCGGCAAGATGGGAGCTGACATGGGCACTGACCCCAACAACCTGACCAATCAGCCGCCCGGGGGCAAGAACCCCAACGACCTGCCGCCCAACCCGCCCGGCCAGCGGATGAACGTCGTCCAGGAGCAGCCGCCCCTGTACATGAGCCTGGCCGACGCCCGGGAGAAGGCCAAGGGCATCACCGACCCGACCGCACGGGCGATGGTCGATGCCATGCTCTCCCACCAGGAGGTCGAGGGCAGAAAGACTGCCGCCCTCCAGCAGCGGATGCTGGCCGAGGCCAAGGCCGTCCGCGACCGCCGCGTCGAGGCCGCCTGCCGCCGGAACCCCAGCCCCGCCTTCCGCGAGAAGGTCCTGGCAATGGTCAAGGACGCCCGGCTGTCCATCGCCGACGACGGCACCATCCACGACACGGCCAACGCCGCCCTGGAAGTGGTCGAGACGATGGTGAGCCTGCCCGACCTCCTCCTGTCCCGCCACGCCACCCAGCAGGACCACCCCCAGGACGCCCACCCCGGCGAGATCAGCCAGAAGCGCATGGACGATGTCGCCGACGAGTTCTGCCGGAATGTTGGCATCAACGTCCCCCAGGCCAACGGGAAGTAGCCAGGTGGCGCAGTTGCGCCACCCGATTCGGAGGGCCAAAAGTTGTTCTACACTGACGTTTGGGGACTCCAGCCCGGCGTCCAGCCGCCGGCCGAGACCTACGAAAGCGCCTTCCGCTGGGGGCCGGCCGGCCTGGGCCTCATCATCGGCGGGACAATCTCCAGCCTGTGTACCGACCCGGGCAACACCCCGACCTACGAGTTGCGGGTGGGGCTCCTCCTCGGGCAGAGGACGGCCGACGGGACCTACACCAACTACCTGGCCGGCAACACCGACGGCTCCGAGGTGGCCGCGGGCGTCCTCCTGACGGCCATCCGCCTGCAGAACATCCTGACGGGCGCCCCCCAGCCCCGCTTCTACGGCCTGCTCGTCTCGGGCCCGGTCAAGGCGGCCGCCATCATCGGCCTGGACTACCAGGCCCGCCAGCAGATGGCCGACCGCTTCACCTTCGACGACGTTTTCAACATCCCGGGCCTGCACTACTTCCCCTGGAGACGGTTTGAGTCGATCACGGCCAATTACACGGTCGTCGTCCCCCAGGACAACGCGGCCCAGTTCGACAACACGGGCGCCACGGGCCCGGTCACGCTCACCCTGCCGCCCATCCAGAACGGCATCACGATCGGCCTCCGCGTGGTCGCCAACCAGAACTTCGCCATCACCAGCAACGAGGGCGGCAACATCGTGGCGTTCAACAACGCCAGTGCCAACACGCTGACCTTCTCGACGGCCGGGCAGCTGATCGGCGGCGGCCTGACCCTCTTCTCCAACCCCGGCGCCACCAAGTGGATTGCCCAGAACGATTCGGCCGGGGCCAACACCATCACCGTTTCCTGAGCGGGGAGACCCAACCGAGGAGTAAAAGACGATGACGGTCTCCCTTCACGAACTCCTGCAGCCCCAGGTCATCCTCAAGGTCATCAGCCGCATCCGGCCGGGCCAGGGACGGCTGGGGCGGTGGATGGGCTTCCAGACCAACAAGTTCGACGGCGAGAAGGTCTCCCTGACGGGCCCGCACACGGTCCAGGGCGACACCCGCTACGCGACCTTCCGGATCTTCGACACGACCCGCGTCATCGCCCAGGGCCGTGCCCCCGGCACCGGCCCCGCCACGATCCCGGTCAACCCGATCGGCAGCGTGCCGGTCTCCTGCGCCCGCTTCCACATGAAGATCCCGCTCACCTACGAGGAGCTGGGCAACCTCTCCCCCGTCATCGGCCCCAACTCGGTCATCGACACGGGCGGGCAGAATTACATCCAGCGGATGATCGGCCACATCGCCCGGCAGTTCAACAACGTCGTCGAGGTCATGACCTCGGGGATGCTGCAGGACAATCTGTACCTGAATTACCAGGGCGACAACATCCTGGTCTCGATCGGCCAGTTGACCGGCACCAACGCCTTCGGCTTCCAGGTCCCCTTCCAGGTCCCGCCCGGCAACAAGAACCAGCTCAACATGTTGGGGACCGGGAATATCCTTACCGTGCCGTGGTCGAACCCGGGGGCCCCCCTGATCCAGCAGATCATGTCGATCAAGGCCGCCTTCATGCAGCTCTCGGGCTACGCCTTGACGGACGTGTGGGTCAACAGCCCGACGTGGTACCGGGTGCTCACCAACAACGAGGTGCGCAACACGGCCGGCTCCGCCAACACGCCGTTCGCGGAGTACGACAACGTGCCCGAGACGGGGGCCGACGGCGAGCCGACCGGCGACTTCGAGGCGATCCTCCGGGCCGACCCGACCATCACCTGGCACATCACGGACGAGGTGCTGGTGATCAACAGCCAGATCGACCCCAGCTACTCGACCGCCCCCTCGACCGCCACGCTCACCAAGATGGTGCCCGACAACACGGCGTTCTTCCTGACCCGCCCGTCCAGCGAGTGGAGCCAGATTTACCACGGCGGCGAGTACGTGGTGGAAAACCCGGGCATGCCGGGCGTCCTCCGCCGGGGCTACCACTTCTGGCACGAGTACGTTACCCAGCCCTCGGCCGTGGACCTGATCGGCCTCCTGAACGCCGTTCCGCTCCTTTACGTCCCCAAGGTGGTCTGCCCCGCGACCGTCAGTGGTTTCTGATGCCGTCCCTCAACGATCTGTACTGTCAACCCTCCGATGTCTACGATTTCTACTCGACGGAGGGCGGGCAACTGAGGCTGGACGACCACGGGCTGGCCACCGCCCAGACGATCACCGTCCGGGCCGACGCCCCGCCGGGCAGCACGCAGATCCAGGTCATGGCCCTGGTCTTCCCCGTCCTGGCCGGCTCGGTCGAGGAGTTCGACGGCGGCGGCATGCCGGCCGTCCTGGAGGTCGTGGTCTCCCAGACGGCCCGGGTCGGCGACACGGTCCTCAACGTCCTGCCGACCCAGGCGGACATCCCGCCGGGGGCCCAGTGTCTGGAGTCGGGGGTCAACCTGGCCCTGGCCCAGAGGATGCTCAAGGCCTGCCAGTTCGGCACGGCCGAGGTGCAGGACTACTGCCTTTCCCGCTACGACGACCAGGTGCTCCGGGCCAACGCCGCCCAGAACGGCTCGGTCAAACGCTGGGCCAGTGCCCTGGCGGCCCGCTGGCTGGGCCGCCGCAGGGGCCAGACGCCGCCCCAGGGCGTCGAGGACGAGGCCAAGGAGGTCAAGGAGGAGTTGAAACTGGTCCGCGTCGGCGTGATGAACGTCGCCGGGGCCCCCCAGCGGACGGCCGGGCACCCGTTCATCACGAACGTCACCGTGGACACCCGTTACGATTACGCTAAACTCCGGGTCGAGCAGCCCCTGTCCGATTCGGTTTCAACCCAGTACGGCCAGTACGTGGACTGGAACAGCGTGACCTGGCTGGAATGGTAGGGCTTGAGTTTCAGGTGGCGCAATTGCGCCACCTGACGGAGGTGGGCCGTGAAGATTCAGGAAGTCTTGAACGCGACGGGCATGGGTCTGACGCTCTTCACGGGCCAGCAGAGCCGCGTCGGCATCGGCGTCAGCGGCGCCTGGACGGGGACGGTCTCCTTCCTGGGCAGTCCCGACGGCGTGCGCTTCGACCCGGTGGCCATGACGCCCTTCGCGTCGGGGGCCAACGTCCTCTCGACGACGGTCAACGGCAGCTGGTGGTCCGACGTGAAGGGCCTCCTGGCCTACCAGGCCCTCTTCACCCGGACGACGGGCTCGGCGACGGTGATCATCGCCGCCAGCGGGGACGACAGCTACCAGAACGCGCTTTTGGGCACGTCCACGATCTTCGCCAACAGCGTGGCCACCAACGCCACCAACACGCTGACCCAGGCCGGCCAGGCCAACCGGGCCTGGCGGCTGCGTTCGCTCAAGATCTCCGTCCTGGGCGGGACCGTCACCTGGGCCAGCCAGCCGGTCGTCCAGATCAAGGACGGGATCAACATCCTCTGGGCCTTCGACCTGCCGACGACCAACGGGATCGTCTACGACATCACACTGCCCACGAGTCCCAACTGGGGCTCGGGCTCCGGCGAGGGCGACGGCCTGATCAACACGCCGGGCAACCCCATGAGCATCGTCGTGGCGGCCGGCGGCAGTGCCGTCCAGACCAATATCAACGCCTGCTTCGCGGCCGCGTAGTCTCATGACGACGTTCGCCAACACCAACGTGCCGAGGATGACCGGCGGTGTCCCCTACGCCGCCGCCCTCACCCCGTCCGGTACGACCGCCGTCATGCCGTCCGCCGAGGGCGACCTCTACAACGTCAGCCCGCCCTCGATCGAGAACGCCCCTCCCATCCCCTGCCCCTACCACCAGGCCGGCCTGGCCGTCGTCGAGTTCACCTGCACGCAGCCCCTGGCCAGTAACCTGTCCTACGTCGTCTGGCAGGGCAACCTCGGGGACGCCTTCTGGTTTGACCTGGCCTGGTGTACCTTCACCCTGCTCTCGGGCACGGCCAGCTTCCTCCTGAGCATTGGCGCCTTCTCGGCCAACGCCGTCCAGCAGACGCGAACGGTGGGCACGGCCCCCACCCCGGCTCTGGGCAACGTCCAATGCACGATGCCCGACTTGTTCCGGTTCGTGGGCAAGGCCAGTGTCACGGCCAGTTCCTCGGCGAGCCCCGGCGGCGGAGGCAAGGCCTCGTCACCCTCGGCGGCGGGTGCTATCGTGGGGGTGACGGTCTCGATCCGCTTCAAGATGCTGGGGCTGCGATGAGCGAGTCACCCGACAGGCAGTGTTCCCACCCGGAGTTCTTCACGGAGGCCGTGATCAACCGCCTGGAGGACACGGGCCAGTTCATGGCCGACATCACGATCCGGTGCGAGGTCTGCGGCGAGAAATTCCGCTTCCCCGGCCTGCCGGTCGGCCTGGACATCAACGGCGCCTCCGTGTCCGTGGACGGCTGCGAGGCGCGCCTGGCCATCGCCCCGGTGAGCGAAACGCCGCTACCGCTGGGAGACGGGCAGCACAGCGGTTTTACTATCCGCCGGAGAAAGTGAGATGAGTCATGCCGCTCAAGCCGGGCAAGGGGAAACAGACGATCCGCGGCAACATCGCCGAGATGCTGCACAGCTACAAGCACTCGGGCAAGATCGGTAACACGACGCCCAAGTCGATGGCCCACGCCAAACGCATCGCGGCCGCGGCCGCTTACGGCAAGGCCCGCTCGGGCTTTAAGGGCTGGATGGATGGCCACTGCGGCGGCTGACAAGCTGGTCGTCCTCTACGCCCGGCCGGCCCAGATCCGGCTCCTCATGCGGGCCCTGCCGCGTCTCTACCTGAAGGCGACCCGCCACCGCCCCCTGCTGATCCGCGTCGGCCTGGCGGCCCTCCAGAAGGTCCACGAGGCGTTCCTGGTCAGGGCCCGGGGTCTGACCGACGGCAGCGGCCTGAAGTGGAAAGAACTGTCTCCCGTCACCATTCGCCGTTCGCCCAGACGCCGGAAGCCCTACGAGATTCTGCGGGTCCGGGACGGCCTGGAGCAGTCCCTGAACCCGGCCGACCCCGACGGCGGCCACCTGACGATACCCCGCAGGCCGCTGCAGGTCTTCCGCGTTCAGCAGAACGCCGTTACAGTGGGCACCAGGCGCCGATGGGCGTGGACGCACCACCGGGGCGTCTACGGCTACCGGATTCACATACCCCGCCGGCCCCTCTGGCCGGCCCCCGTCCGCTGGCCGGAGGCCTGGTGGGGGTTCGTGGCACGGCACGCCCGTGCCGGCTTCATCGACCTTGTCATTGACTTCTTCAGGGCTAACCCATGACCCCCACCGCAGAGCCCGAGATCCCCAGCCCCCAGGTCGCCGCCGAGTTGCGGGCCTCCGTCAACGGCTCGGGGCCCTCCGACGACATTATCCACGTCGGGGCCAAGGGCCGGCGGAAGGTCCAGATCGGCGACCTGCCCGTTTTCGTGGTGGACGTGATCGCCGTTACCAACGCCTGGACGGCGGCCGACCGGCAGTTCCGCGACGAGAAGGGCGAGGTGCCGCCCGAAAAGAGGAATGCCCTCAACAAGGCGGCCTACGACTTCGTGTCGGCCCTGTGCGGGGCCAGGAGCCCCGCGGACCTTTCCTACGCCATGGCGATCGAGTTCCTGGCCGTCATGACGAAAGAGAGTATTGCCCTGCATCATTTTTTCGCCGTCAGATCGCCCGAAGAGCCATCCTCTCCCGGCAGTTCGGCGTCAATTGTTTTCGACTCGACGCCTGGACCGAGCGTCTCCTCGACGACTGCCTAGAGGGCTGTCACGCCTACGACGCCCTGCACGACTTCGAGGTGGCCCCGCGGCTGAGCATGGAGGCCACCCTGGCCCTGGCCAAGCGGGCCGGCTACGGTGAGGAGGAGGCCCAGAAAATGGCCCGGGATCAGGGGTTCGCCAGGCTGCGGAGGGACGAGAAACTGTGACGGATTCCGAGTGGGCGGTAAGGAAAGAGCAACTGGTACGGCGGCATTGGCCAGCCCTTCCGCCGGGGTGGGAGAAGTCCGCCGAAACCGCCTTGCCGGAAAAGATCATTTGCCCAACCTGTGGCGAGAAGGTTGAGATCACCAGGCATTCTGTTTACTCGGACGAACCCTGTTGCCAGAAGGCCCACTGCGGTACGAAGAGGATGGTCTTCATCAAAGCGGCGGACTGTGGCCATGTCGCGGAGGTGTGGTAGTGGGCCGGAGCCAGTTCGGGTCATTCGACGACCGTGCCAACCGCAAGGAGGTCATGGACCTCATCAAGCGGGTCGGCGGCTCCCTGCCCGAACTCCTGGCCGCCCGCCAGCGGGCCCACATCCTGGGGGGCCTCCTGGGCCAGTCCGACACGGGCCTGGCCGGCAAGCCCGTCCGGGTCACGCCCTGCGGCGAGGTCGATGCCTACAGGATCTGGGCCATGATGGTCTGCGGCCTGGGCGTTCCGGCCGAAGAGTCCGCTATCGCCCTCGAGGAGCAGGTCCGTAAGCAATGATCGACGCGCTCCTCCTGGCCGCCCGCGACCGCCTCCGCACGGACCTCGGCTACGACGCCCGCACCTGCGAGGTCATGCCCGACGGGAAGCCCCAGGCCAAGGCCGGTAACTACTTCGTGGCGATCTGCCAGGGGCCGTCCTCCTGCCGCTCGATGAATTCGCTGGACGAATACTTCAGCTTCGCCCTCACTCTCTCGATGCGCGTCACGGTGCCCCAGGACCGTATCGGCGACCAACTCCTGGCCCGCAAGCTGGCCGCCGAAATCGGTTTCAACGCCCGTGCCAACGCCCTGGCCGTTGCCCTGCACATGGACTGGCTCCTGCTCCAGGCGGCCAACACGCTCCTGGTCGAAATGAACCCGCAGGCCGTGGAAGTCTACGGCTTCTGCGAGCCGGCCCACTTCGCGGGCATGGACGTGCCGTCCCTGATCGGCGGAGAATGGTTCGGCGGCAAGGCCGGCGACCGTCCCGAGGCCCTCGTGGCGGAAATCCGCTTCGAGGACGCCCGGCGGATGCAGGCCCTGCAGGTCTTCAGTTGACCCCGGTGGCGCAATTGCGCCACCTGAGGAGGGTGGCGTGGAACCTCTCGAAGCGATCCTCCCCGACGGCACCCTGCAGGTGGTGGTCCACTACTCCCTGGCCACGCCGGACGGGGAGCGGATCGCCTGCTCGCCCAGCCTGACGCAGCTCTCGGCCGGCTACAACAGGCCGGTGCCCTACCACCGCTCGGCCGAGCCGACGGCCGTCACCTGCCGGGAGTGCAAGGAGACCGAGGAGTACAAGCAGGGGCTGGCCCAGGTGCGTGCCGGCAGGGGGAGGCCGGTTCGATGATGCAGGTCGTCATCAAGATGCTGCCGGACAGGAAGCAGGTCCGCATCCACTACTTCGTCTGGGACGACGCGGGGCCGGCCCAGACGCCGTCCACGACGACCCCGACGGCCCTGGGGCCCCTGACCCTGGGCGGCGTCCGGGGCTACATCGCCTGCCAGCGGGGCCTAAAGCAGGTGACGCCTTTAGTCCAGGGCGACCGGACGACGCCCTGCGTCCACTCGGCCGAGAGCCGGGCCGTCACCTGCCCGGAGTGCAGGGACAGCCCGGAGTGGAAGGCCAATATGGCCCAGATCGCCGAACTGGAGGGCTGGCCGGACGCCGACATTCGGGAAGTCGCCGCCGGTGGCGTCGGCGTGACCGACCAGGAGCCAAAAGTGGGGGCAGGCTCTGTCCCCCTGGGGGGGCAGTAAAATGGCACAGGCCGGCCTCGTCGTGCCGATCTCGGGCCCGTACCTGGGCACCTGGAACGCCTTCGTCCTGGGGACCCAGAACGACGACGGTTTCGAGATCACGGCGACCATCAAGGGCCAGGAGATCGCCGAGACCGACGCTTATGGCATGACGTTGGTCGAGGCGATTTACCGCGGCCAGGACTGGCGGCTACGTCTGCGGGGCCTGGAGTGGAAGCAGGGCCTTCTGGACTCGCTCCAGGCCACGGGCCAGCGGGTCGCCAACTCCCTCTCGCCGGCCGTGCAGGCCATCGGCCAGCGGTGGACGACCTTCGGCCAGTCGATGGTCCTGACGGCCATCCTGGGCAACCCGCCGACGACGCCCCAGAGCCTGACGGCCCTCTCGTGCGTCGTAGCCCCCAACAGCCAGTCCGCCTTTTTAATGACGAGCAAGATGCGGGAACTGCCCATCGAGTACATCCTGTTCCCCTACTTGACGATCCTCGGCTCGGTGACGTGGAACGTGCCCTTCGTCTGCACGTAAAGGCGTAGCCGAGGGGGACTTGTGGCAGACGAAGCGATCCTCAAAATCGTGGCCACCGGGCCGCCCGGTGGCGCAGGCGGCGGCGGGGGCGGTGGAGGCGGAGGCGGGGCAGGGGGTGGCGGGCCGCCGGGACCCGGCGGCGGTGCCGGCCCCGGCGGGCCGCCTTCGGGGGGAGACATCCCCGGCCTGCCGGGCCTGCCGCCCATCGGCCTGCCGCCCACAGTCAACTTCCTGGAGGGCCTGCGGGAACGCATCAATGCCCTCCAGGAGGCCCTGGACCCCGCCGCCCTGGCGAGTGCGGTCTCGGGGCTCAACGAGTGGGTCCAGTTGGAGCAGCAGGCCGCCGACCGCTTCCGCGACCTGGCCGACGCCCTGGGCCCGGCCGTCTATCAGGCCCGGGCCTTCGCCGAGATCACCCGCCAACTGGCCCAGGCCCAGGTGTCGGCCGAGTACGCCACGGAGAAACTGGGCACCATCACCTGGCAGAACGCCCAGGAGATGGCGCAACTGGCCTACCAGCAGGAGCAGGCCGAGAGGGCCACCCGGGAGATGCTGGCCCAGGCCCGCCGGGACCTGGAGGAGCAGATCCACGGGCCGCCCGAGGTCGTGCCGGTCGTGGACCTGGAGGCTAAGTGGGCGGCCTTCCGCCAGGAGATGGAGCGGCTGCAGGCCTCGATGGACCCCGACACGCTCGCCCAACTGGCCTTCATGGAGCAGCAGCTTACCGAACGCAGGAAGCAGTTAGCGGTCGCCACCCAGAAGGCCCTCGACGTGCTGACGCCCGAGCAGTACGCCGAGCGGGAGGCCCGGAAGCGTCGGCGGGCCGAGGTGCAAAGGGGCGCCATCGATGCGGCCTACAAGCGGCTCTACCCCAAGGACGAGGAGAAGGAGAACCCCCTCCTGTCCATCGCCAAGGCCCTTCGCGGCACCTTGGGGGGCGTCTTCGGCAAGGCCGTCGGGGCCGGCCTGGACATCGCCTCGGCGGTCGGCGGCGGGGCCGGGGCGGCCGGGGTCGCCGTGGCAGCCGTCGTGGGCATCACCGAGGCCCTGAGCGCCTACCGTGCTGCCGTGGCCGGGGCGATCCGGGGCCTGGGGGATTTTACGACCGCCCTCGTCTCCCCCGACACCAACCCGGCCCGCTTTGCCGAGGCGACCGGGGATGCCCTGTCGAAACTCGGCGACAACGCCCTCTTGTCCTGGAACGTCCTGGGCTTCTTCGCCAGCACGGTCGGGGCCGCCACCCAGGCCCTAGCCGGCTTCATGCACGCCCTGGACGGCTTCGCGGAACGCTACGGCGCCTACAGCCCCCAGGTGGCAACTGCCCAGGCCCTGGCCGACGTGACGCAGACCTTGGGTGAATTGCGCCGGGCCCAGGAGGTCGGGCCGGCCCTGGCCCAGTACGTCCAGGCGTCCAGCTCGCTCCAGCAGAAGTACGAGGACGCCAAGGCCAACATCATGGCACGCATGACACCCGTCATCATCGCCGCGATGGAACGGCTGGAACAACTCTTGCCCCTGGTCGAACTGGGCATCAACCTCCTGACCATCGCGGCCGAGCACATCCCGATCCTCAGCGGCAAGGTCGAGGACATCAAACGCAAGATCGCCGAGGAGACCAACCGCGGCCTCGACCAGCTCAACGACTGGACCAAGCCCGGCCAGGACCCGATGGAGTGGATGACCCGACACTTCGGCCCCGCCTTCCGCGAGGGGGCCCAACCAGGAGCCCGCTGATGCCTTCCCCGTCCAACTTCCTGACCTCGACGGGCATCGCGCCCCTGCCCGACATCGGCCAACTGGCCTACAACGGCGTGACGTTCTCGTCGCTGTACACGAGCAAGCAGTCGGGCCGCGTCGTCCAGGACGAGGCCCACAGGACGACGATGTTCGTCGAGTGGACGCTGCAGGTGGACGGCCACGTCACCCTCTCCAACCCCCTCCTGCAGGTGCCCGGCAGTGGCACGGATACTTCCATGACGCTCCTGCGGCAGCGTCTCAGTGCCCACGCCGGCACGCTGACTTACACCGGCAGGGGGTTCGGGCCTTTTACGATCAACCCGCCCGGCGGCGGCGGCCTCCGGGACGTGGCCTGGGGCCCGATGCCCAAGGTCCTCGACTTCAAGCCCCTGGGGCAGGGCAACGGGGCCTTCGTGTCCTGGCAGGTGACGTGCCGGGTGCCCGAACTGCCCGGCCTGGTGACACCGGCCCCGGCCCCTACCATCCCGCCAACGCCCGGCCTGCCGCGGATCGGGATTCTGGTCCCGGTCCTGGCCACGGTGCTCCAGTGGAACTACGAGTGCTCGCTGACCTTCGGCGAGGACGGCTACTCGGGCCTGGCGATCCACGGGACCCTGGAGGTGCCGATCACCCGCAGCACGGTCATCGACCGCACCGTCCCCACGACCGTGGACGCCTTCCGCCTGGCCTGGATGAACCTGCAGATCGACCTGACCAAGTTCCGGGTCGTGCGGCGGTCCTTCAACTACAGCCGGGACAAGCGGAAGTGCGACTGGGAGTACGTGGCCGAGGAACTGCCGCCGATGGGCCTGCCGCTCTACTGCACGGATGCCCGCGGCACGATGTCGATCCGCCGCTCGGGCAAGAAAGTCTTCCTGGGGGCGGCCAACATCTGGACGATCTCGCTCAAGGCCACCTACACCGTCCGCGGCGACCAGCCGAGGCGCATCGCCTACGAGAACTTCTGTGCCCTGTGGTATTACCGCATGAGCCAGTCGGCCAACGGTAAATTCACGTACCTGGCCGACACCGCCCCGCCGGGCACGCCCAAGCCCCTGCCGAAGCCGGCCAACCCGCTGCCCTTCACGATCGTGACGACGGCCATCGCCTTCTTCCGGCAACTTTTCAGCCAGCCGACCGCCGTGGCCGTCCAGCCCAAGGTAAAAACGGGCTACGCCATCCCCATTGACTTCTCGGTGGACGAGGGCCTCTACCTCGACAGTAAGACCGTCACCTTCGAGGCCGTCTGGACCCTCCTGACGGACCTGCCCAGCCTGCTCAACGCCAGTGGCATCTGGCGGTGGCTGCCGGGCTCGACGGGGGGCCTGTGGGCGGCCGCGACCCTCTCGACCGTCATGGGCTCCTCGTCCTGGCTGACCAACCAACTGAACCCCAACCAGGACGTGATCGTGGACCTGGGTGGCGGCACCCCGCCCCAAGTGCCCTTCGGCGGCTAGAATCAGGTGGCGCAATTGCGCCACCTGGAGGACCCAATGCCCTTTGACCCGTTCAGTCCTGACTTCGCCGGTCAGGTCACGAATATCGATGATCTCAACACCAACCCGGAGCAGGACCTGGCACTGCCCTGGGTCAGCGACCCGGCCGCTTCGTGGCTGGACTACCGCTGCTGGGTCGAGGTCTCACTCGATTCCGGCATGGCCCTGCACAAGCCCCTGCCGCGGCAGGACTACGACCCCGATACGCTGGCGCAGGTCTATATCAACGACAATAACCTGGACACGACGCAGGCGCCCTACCCGGTGGGCTCGTCGGTCGCGACGGTGGACGTGATCCAGCGGATGGCCACCTCGGACTTCCGCTTCGTCCTCCGCGGCTGGGCCATGCGGGCCGGCTACCCGGTCCCGATCCCGGGGCTCAAGTACGTTGGCGGCATCACGCCGGTCCCCGATAGAATCCAGCGTGCGGCCAACCTGCTCATCGGCAACTGGAGCGGGGTGCCGATCTTTTACGCCTACTGGGAGTTGCACTACATGCTGCCGCGGGCCCCGACGCGGATGGACCTCAACGACATCGTGCCCTTCAACCCGGCGCTCCACGTCCGCGGGGACGCCAAACTGCCCGACGCGATCGGCCTGCCGGTGGCCCCCACGGACCAGAACTCGGCCCTGGCCGCCTACAACGCCCAGATCGGCGGGATCAGCGGCATCGGCATCCTGCCGCCCAACAATGCGCAACTGAGGCAGTGATGGACCCGACCGCACCGGCACCGGCACAGAATGGCAACGGCAACGCCAACGGCAACGCCAACGTGCTCCTGCCGCACGTCGCACGTACCGAACTGGAGCAGCGTCTGATCGGCGAGCCCCTGACCCAGGGCTACCGCCCGACCCTGCCCCTGTGGGCCCTGTGGTCGGCCGAGGTCGTCCCGCAGTTCTACCTGCTGCGGGACATCGAGCTGATGATGATCCACCCGGTCGTCCTCAGTGCCCTCAACTACTTCAAGTCCGGCATCGCCGGGGCGGAGTTCTGGGGCGGGCCCAAGGAGGGCGACCCCAACGGCAAGCCCATCAGCGACAGCCCCGAGGTGGCCGGCTTCGTGCTGGAGCACTGCCACCGCTACTGGGACCGCGGGGTGCCCCTGCTCCAGGCCGGCTACGAGTACGGCTGGATCGCCGGGGAGAACCTCTACCGCCAGGACAAGTACCTGGAGTGGGACGGCCTGCTCCAGTTCTCGCCCCGCGACGTGTACCTGCTCACCCAGGACACCAGGCCCGTGGGCGTGCGCGTGAAGCAGGTGGCGGTCCAGAAGGAGCTGAGCCCCGAGCAGAAGCAACTGGAGCGGGTCGCGGGGGCGGCCCCGGGCGTCACGGACCTGTGGATGGCCTCCCAGGACGTTCCCGCGAAGGCACTCTGGTACGCACACAATCCCCGGTACAGCCAGTTCTACGGCCAGAGCCAGTTGCTGGGGGCCTGGCGGCCGTGGCGGCGGCTGGCCTGGAAGGACGCGGCCGAGACGGTCGTGGACGGCGGCTTCTACCGCTTCGGCTACGCCGGGCCGGTCATCAAGTACCCCGACAAGAGTTTCGTCTGCCCGCCCGGCACGCCCGGCTCGACGATGGACAGCCAGGGCAACAGCGTCCGCTGGGGACGCGACATGGCCCGGCAGATGTGCGAGTGGTACAAGGCCGGTGCCGGGGTCGGCATGCCCTCGACCAAGTACCCGGGCGACCTGGGCGGCGGGGACGAGTGGGAGTTCCACCTGCCCGAGGGGACGCTGGACGGGGCGGGCCTCATTGCCTACATCCAGTACCTGTGCGACCAGATCCGCTACGGCATCGGCGTGCCCCCCGAGTTGATGGCCGCCGCCGAGACGGGCTCCGGTTATTCGGGCCGGGCGATCCCGCTCGAGGCTTTCATGTTGTTGCAGCAGCGGCTGGCCGACGCCCTGCTCGAATTGTTCTGCCGGCAGGTGTTGGGGCCGCTCGTGCGGTGGAATTTCGGTCCCGCTGCCCGCTGGTGCGTGAAGGTGAAGAACTTGTTGCAGACGAAGCAGCAGTTGGTTCGTGCCCAGGGCCAGGACAGGGAGCGTGGGCACGACCCCCACCAGCCGGTCAGCGGCCAGATGCCCGGCAAGGAGGCCCGGGGGCCCAACCCCTACCACGACGGGCCCGGGGCCGACGGCGGGGCGTGGCGGACACAGCCGCCGGGCTCGCCGGTTCGCCAGGAACCGCCGGGGACGGGGGCGATGGCCTTTTCGGTGGCGGAGGCCGACCGCATCCGCGACATCGCCGCCCGCATCCTGAAGGCTTCGAGGGCGGCCTAGCGCAGGTGGCGCAATTGCGCCACCTGGGGGAGTCGTGGCTTGGACGTGCGAACGGAAATGGACGGGGCCAAACGCTACGCCACGCTGCTCCTGCACGCCCTGCCCCTGTCGCGGACGCTGGAGGAGGCCCTGACGGCCGTCGAGGTGGCCCTGGCCCAGCCCGCCGAGCCCGAGACGGTCCCCGAGTCCGTCCTGGAGACGCCGACCCCGCCAGATGTCAGCAGCAGCCCCTCCGACACGCCGTCGCCCCCGAAGAAGGCCAGCCCCAAGTCCAAGCGGACCAAGAAGACCCGGTCCTGGAAGGTCCGCCGCCGCCGCCAGCACCTGTCGGCCCGGCTGTCCGTGACCGGTTCCGTGGACCTGTCGGCGACCAAGCGGCCCTGGGTCTGGGGCGGGGCGGAGATGTCGGAGGAACAACTGGGGGACGTACGGCAGCGGGCGGAGATGATCGCCGAGATCCTCTACGGGCTCTACGGCGAGCGGGCCCTGGAGGTGCTGGGCCAGCAGGGACTCGGGGCCGCAATGGGGGTGGCACTGGCGGCCAAGTGGGACAAGCTCCAGCACCCGCGGGGGCCCGACGGCAGGTTCATCAAGAAGGGCACGGGCCAGGCCGGCGAGGCCGCGGTGAAGGCCGTCGGCGAGGTGATCTCGGGCAAGGGGACGCACCACACGCCCGAGTCGGTCGCCGGCCACCTGGCCCTCCTCAGCGTCAAACAACTCCGGGATCTCCACCGCGAGCACGGTCAGAAGATCCCCGGCAAACTCCGGGAGCAGCTGGTGCAGGGGGTGCTGGCCCGGCTGCAGGCCGGTGGTGGCGGAGTGACGCCACCGTCCCCGGTGCAGCCACCGGCGCCATCTGCCCTCACGTCGGAGGCCGCGGACAAGGCGGTCAGTGATGCCCTGAACTCCTTGGGGGGGAACGAGAGCACGGTCCTGCTCAGAGACATGCGTCGTGTCATGCCTGAGGGGATGTTCACCAAGGAGTCTTTCGACGAGGCCATCCTGCGCATGGCTAACGAGGGTAAGGTCCTCCTGCACCGTCACGACCAGCCCTCCCTCCTCACCCCCGAGGAGAGGGAGGAAATCGTCCACGATCCCAAATCGGGCATGCATTTCGTATCGGTCATGAGGGCCCCCGGCCAGCAGCCCCCTGGGCCTCCCGAGCCCGCCCCGGCCGCCAAGACCCACCCCCTCTTCGACGAGACCAAGGCCCCCTACGTCACCGTGTTTGGCGATGTGCTCGGGCCCCTCCGTACGAAACAAGACGTAGATCTCGCCGCCCGGGCGATCCACGACGCTCAGTTCACGAGCAACCCGGAGGAGGTCAGGCGGGAGATCTTCGAGCACTACGGTCTCGACTTGCAGGACCCCGACTACGGCGGGACCTACGACACCCGCCGGTTCATGCACCAGAAGGTCGAGGACGCGCTCAACCCCGACGGCCCCATCCAGAACCGCATCAGCCAGGCCAAGGCCGCCCACGAGAAGGTCCGAGCCCTGGCAGCCCTGGAGTCGCTCGGCGAGTCAAGGACCCGGCGTCTCGAGGATATCTTCCGGGAAGACCTCCGACTCAGCCAGGATCTGTCGCTTCTGCACATGGACCTCCCGGGCCTCGAGAAGAGGTTCAACAAGGCCAAGACGGACCGGGGCAAGAAAGCGTACCTGGAGGCCAAGGCGAAAATCGACGAACTCCGGGCACGGCGGGGAGCCCTCAGCCAGGAGAGGGATGCCCTCTACGAAAAGGGCGATGTCCGCCAGGCCACCAAGAAGGCCCTGGCCGTGCCCGACCCCTCGCCGGTTCAGGTCGCGCCCCTGCCACCGGAGGTCGGCGAATACACGACCAAGGCCCTGACTCCCGCGGTCGATTTCCTCAGCGGCATTGTGGGCAAGGGCGCCCACGGCACTGACCTGCCGCAGTTCGGCATCGAGGGGCACGCCGGCTCTTACCGGGCCAAGTATTTCGGCAACAACCAGATTGCCGTGGGGGAGATCACGCCCGCCACGACCTGGGTCCACGAGATGGCCCACGGCATCGAGGATGAGATGCCCGGCGCCAAGGAGGCCGCCCGGGCCTTCCTCAAGTACCGCGTCGGCAACGAGCCCATGCGGAAGCTCAAGGAGCTGAATCCGGGGGGCAGTTACGAGGACGACGAGGTCGGCTGGAAGGACGAATTCGACAAAGCCTTCGGCTCCGGCGGCGTCTACGTCGGCCGCTATTACGACTTCGGCGCGACTGAGGTCATCTCGATGGGCGTCGAGAAGCTCTACGGGGATGCCGCCGACTTCGCCGCCAAGGACCCCGAATACTGTGCCTTCATCGTCGGTATACTGGACGGCAGTCTGCGCACGAAGGTTTTACCCCGGAGGTGACGGTGGCGGACAACTGGAGGGCCCGCGTCCACGTAGCCGATCATGAGGGCCCGATCGGCACCCTGGAACTGGGTCTCGACTGGCACTGGAAGGGCCCCGATCTGCTGGCCGCCTACGCCGAGGCCCTGACGGTCGGCTACCGCTACTCTCCCGCTGACGGCATCCCCGGCGGAACTCCGGCGCAGGCCGTGGCCAGGGCCCTGGGCGGCCAGGTGGAACTGCCCCCGCAACCGGTTCCCGAACCCAACACGGTGTACTGATGATCCCGCGACTGGAGCAGTTGGAGCGGCGGGACGCCCCCACGGGGGTGGCCAACCCGCAGGCGACAGTCATCTACCTGGGCAACCAGCCCCCGGGGGTACTGGACTCCCGGATCGTCCAGACCGGCATCGCCCGCGTGGCCAGCAGTGCCCAGGTGGACACGCCCCTGCCCCTGGGCGACATGCTGTACCTGAAAATATTTCTCTTCCTCCACCCGGAGGACTACCACGGCACGGACACGGTCCTGGTCGAGGTACTGCCCCCCGGCGTGAAGGGACCCACGGACAGCCTGGGCCGGGAGACCACCGGCCGTACCCTCATGGGGATGCTGGGCGGCAGTGTCCCTGTGGTAATTATCCCCTTCGACCTGCTCAACCAGGAGAACCTGTACGGGTTGACCTGGGAGCTAACTGCCATCCAGAGGGGCTGGCCCCTGGAGGACCCGCCCGGCGTGAATCAGACGGCCAATATCCCCTTGAACGGCCCCGGGCCCGACCCCAAGCCGGTCAGCTTCCTGTTCGGCATTGCCGAGTTAAATTCGCTGAACGCCCAAAACATGGGCAACGTCCAGAAGACGACCTTCGACGCCCTGATCCTGGCCGGCAGTAACCTGGCTAACGTCTTCGTGTGAGGTGGCCGTGGCCGAGGAGTGTTATGGCAGCGAGCCGCCGGGGCCGGGCTGGGCTTACGCCGGCTCGGGCCGGTGGGTCCGGCAGGAGCCGCCGGGGCCTCCCCCCAGGGTGCCAAAGGGCGGCCCTTCCGTGGCCGTCGTGGGGGGCGGCCCCGGCGGGCTCTTTACGGCCTACCTGCTCAACCAACGCTTCCCCGGGGCCGACGTGACGCTGCTGGAGGCGTCCGACCGCCTGGGCGGCAAGCTGATGACGGACTGCTTCAGTGACGGCACGCCCTTTGAGAGCGGCGTGGCCGAGTTGTACGAGTACCTCCCCGGGGAGGGGGGCAAGCCCGACCCCTTGCGGATCCTGATCGAGGAAGACCTCGGCCTGGAGACCGTCAACATGAGCGGGGGCGGTGTCGTCCTGGACGGCCGCTGCCTGCGCAACCTTGACGAGGTGGAAGAGTTTCACGGCCACGACACCCGCAAGCGCATCGAGCACTTCCACAAACGCTGTGCCGACCTGATGCCCCTGGAGAGGTACGCGGCCCGCTGGCAGCCGGACAACGAGCACCCCTGGGCCAACCGCACGTTCCGCGAGTGCCTGCGGGAGGAGGTCGATCACGACCCGGTGGCCTGCCGCTACATTGAGACGGCCTGTCACTCCGACCTGGCGACCGAACCGAGAACGTGTAACGGCCTGAACGGGATCAAGAACGTCTTGCTCGACAACGACCGGTACATGCAGCTTTACCACGTCCGGGGCGGCATCGAGCAGGTCTCCCTGTGCCTGGCCCAGCAGATCGACGCGGACGTGCGGGTCTGCCACCGGGCCCGCTGGATCGACAGGAGCAAGAACGGCCAGCAGTTCGTCGGCTGGCGCAACAACGGGCAAGACCTGGGAGGCCGCTTCGACGCCGTGGTCCTGGCCGTGCCCAACCACTGGCTGGAGCAGGTGGCCTTCCTCAACCGCAACCTGAACGAGGCCGTCCACCGCCTCTTGGCCCATTACGACCTGCCGGCCCACTACCTGCGGGTCTCCATGAACTTTCGGGAGAACTGGTGGGCCCAGATGGGCATGCCGGGCGAGTTCTGGATGCAAGACCTCGGGGGCGGGTGCTGTTTCTACGACGAGGATAAACGCTGGGGCTGTGGGCCGGGCCACTGCCTGTCGGTGCTCCTGGCCGGCGGCAGCGCGCTCATCCAGTGTTCGGGCAACGACACGGATACCGAGATCGTCGAGCGGTTGGTAGAATCCCTGCCGGACTTCCAGAGGGCAGGGGCGCAGGAAACGCTGGCCGAGGCCCAGGTGGACCGCTTCATCGGCTCGGTCAACGCCCAGCCGGGCGGCTGGCCGGTCGGGGAGCTTCGGGGCGAGCACCAGCCCGAAGCCGAGGGGCACCCCGGGCTGTTCGTGGTGGGGGACTACCTGTTCGACAGCACGCTGAACGCGGCCCTCGTGAGTGCGGCGACGGCGGTGGACCTGCTCCTGGGCCACTTTGGGGTCCGCGGCCAGAAGGGCACCCGGGCGGTGGAGATTCTGGGTCATGGCACCGAATGACACCGAGCAGTACCTGAGGGACCTGGCCCGCCGGATGTGTACGGAGTACGGCCAGCCGTTCCTGCTGGTCCTGGACCCGCCCCCCACGGGCGTCCACCGCTACCGGAGCGTGATCCCCTACGTGATCGCCCTGTCGGAAGCCTCGCCGGCCGAGGTGGCGGCCGGGGAACTTTTTGAGCCCGCAAGGGGCTCCGCAAGGGGCTCCGCAAGGAGGACCGATGTCACTCGTGCGTGACAGTTGGGACGGGGGCCGGGCCGAGGTATCGACCCGGGAGAGGATCACCCTGGGCGTCTACGTGTACCTCCCGGAGTGGCCGGCCGGCTGCCAGGGCTGCCGCTACGAGGTTCTGGACGTGGACGTGGTGGACGTGCCGACCTACCAGGAGAAGATCCTGGTCCTGGCCCTGGAGGGTCCCGACCGGGGCCTCAAGTTCACGGTGAGCCCCGACAACTTCGCCCGCCGCTACCGCCGTCTGGAAGGCTGACCCGGTGGCGCAATTGCGCCACCTGACTCGATCTGAGCCGTATCATGGACAACTGGGTGGACGTGGCGATCCTGGTCCTGCTCCTGGTCTGGATGGGCATGGAGCGTTCCAACGTCTATTTCCGCAAGGGCCACGATGACTAAGTGGTATGAGCGGCGGATCAAACTGCTGAAGGTGAGCCCGACGGACGTGCTGGACCTCTTTCAGACGTGGCGGTGGGCTGACCACATCAACGTCCGCATCCTTGAGGGGCTGCCAGCGGACGCCCGGGTCATCACAGCCCACCTGCAGGAACTGCCCCTGAGCTTCGTCCTGGAGGTCTGGCACCCCTCCTTCGAGCCGGTGCCAGAGGGCCAGGAGCCGCCTTTCCTGAACGACCAGGTGCTGGCCAGGCCCGTGCTACTCTATCGCGTCGGTCAGGCGCCCCAGGCGGCCCTCGACCAGGTCGGCGGCCCCTACGAGATATACCTGGTGCCCGACGAGATGAGGATGGCCAGCCCCGGCTCTTACGATGCCCAACTGCCTTAACATCGTGTCGGCGGGCGGCACGGTCCTCTACTCCGTCCCCCTGGTAGACCCCGCCCTGGTCCGGGGCCTGCGGGACAGGTTCAACCGGCCCCGGGTGCCCGAACTGGCCTTCGCCAACGCCTTTTACTGTCCCGGCCACCGCTGGCCGGCCAGGGGCTGGGTGCTCCTGGGCCGGGCCGGCTACAACCAGATCACCACCCTCCTGGGTGCCTCGGGCCTCTACAAGACCAATTTCCAGCTCAACCTCGACGATTTCTTTAACCTGCAGAACGTCACCGGCGGGTCGGGCCAGCCCGCGACCAACGGCATCCTCCTTCAGAACCTGGCCCTCACCCAGGCCCGTTGCGTCACCCGGGGCCTCGCCTCCAGTCCCAACGCCATCTACCTGGTCGAACTGACCGACCCCCGGGGCCTCCTATCTAACGCATGGTTCCAGGCCCCCACAACTTCTCAGTACAACGTGATCTCCCCAGCCTACCCAGGCCAGTTCTACAGCCTAAGTACCCCAGGCGGCGGTACGCCCTGGAACTGGAACGCGATGGTCGCCGACCTGTGGGGCCAGATGCCCGTCCTGGGCGCCTACCCCGGCCTGCCGATCACCCCGGCCGGCACCCCGGAGGGCTTCGTCTTCCCGGGGGTTTCCTGCTGGGATGCCCTTTGCAGCGTCCTGGACCTTCTGGGGCTCACGATCTCGGTCAACCTGACCAAGAGTGCCCCCTACGGGATCGTGTCCCTGATGGGCACGGACGCGGCCTTCACGAGCCTCCAGTCGCAGTACCTGTCCTCCCTGGAGGAAGACCTGGAGTGGATCGACGCGGGGGCCGGCCGCGTCCCGGGGAAGGTCACGATCTATTTCCACCGTTACAACGCCCAGTACGGCACCGAGGAGACGGTTCGGCGGGACGCCCTCCAGTGGGCCAGCACGCCCCTCTACTCGGTCACGGTGACGGGCCCCAGCCCCTACAGCAACTCGCCGGGCACCCATTACATCTGGGACGACTTCCAGGTCAGCTATGACGTGAACAACCTCCCGGTGGCGGCCGACGCGGCAACCGCGGCCACGATCGCCGCGGAACGGGCCCAGCAGTACTACAACCGCGTCACCCGCGGCACGGCCGGCTACCTGACCCAGGTCTACGCCGGGGCGATCAACTTTTTCACCGGCAGCCTGTGCGACGGGGTATGCTGGTATCAAAGGGAAGGGCGGCTGGCCTGGCGGACGGAAGTCCTCCGCGGGCCCGACCAGCCCTGGCCCCTGGTGCAACACCGGGAGGACTGAGCCGTGCCCGACGACACCACACGTTCCCGGGTCCGCCACCTGGGCCGGCCCGTGGAGCGACCGCAGACTATGGGAACCCCAATCGTCGCCCTGTGTGGCAAGCAGGTCCGCGGCTGGGACCTGGCAAGTGAACGGGACGACTGCACCTGCCCGGACTGCCTGGCCTTCCTGGACAGGCGGGACCTGGCCGAGGTCGCGAAGGGGTGAGATCGTGAACTACGACCCGGTTGCGCCCCCGGCCGACTGGCTCTGGGTCCACGTTTACCAACCCTGTTTAATGGGCTCGGGGGACGGGACGTTGCCCGCGGTCTGTGGCAAGTGGGTGGGGCCCGTTCGGCTGACGACAGCCCCCGAGGACGCCACCTGTCCGGCCTGCAGGCGGGCTTTACTTGTCCGGGACCTGGAGGCCATCGCGAAGGGGTGACCCTTGTTCCTGACCATCAAGCACCACGCCGTGTCCCCCGCCGAGTGGTCCGTGCCGGCCCCACGGAAGGCCGTCTGCGGCAAGTCGGTGACGGACGGCGAGTGCTGTATCAACGACGAGAACGTTACCTGCCCGACCTGCCTGCTCTTACTGGCCCAGCGTCAGTCCGATACCGACATGAGAGAAATCGCCCGTGGCTGAGGTCAGCACCAACACGGTGTCGCCCTTCCTCGGCCAGAACGAGCACCCCCTCTACCCCGAACTGCCCCAACTGCTCCGGGTCACCGGGCCGGCCCTCCTGGGCCAGCCCTTCCCGATCTACCCCTGCATGACCCAGCAGTACACCGGCAACCTGGCCGTCCGCGACCGCGAGCCGGCCTACGTCTTCGAGCCCAACAGCCAGCCCCTGGGTGGGGCGATCTACGACGGCCGCCTGGTGGGCAGCTTCGGCGGCCTGCCCCTCTACGCCGTCGCCTGCTGCCGGAAGGCCGTCCCGTCCTCCGTGTCGTTTTCCCCGACCTCTTCGGCGGTCGCCTCGTCCGCGGCCGCCTCCTCGGCCACCCTCACCAGCCAGACCTTCACCGTCTGCGGCAATTTTTCCTTCATCCCCCCGGCCGGCGTTACCTTGGTGAAGGCCCGCTGTACGGGGGCCGGCGGCGGCGGGGCCCAGGGAACCACGTCGCTCGGTGCGTCCGGGAACGGCGGCGGCGGCGGCGGCGGAGCCTACGCCTCCCTCGGTGCAATCGTCGTAACCCCGGGCGTTGCCGTTTCGGGCTACGTGGGCTGCGGCGGGAGCGGCGGGCGGCCTTTCGGGGCCCTCGGCCAGGACTCGTGGTTTGTGAGCAACCTCACCGTGCTGGCCAAGGGCGGGACAGGCGGCGGCCACAACGGCGGCCAGGGCGGGCAAGCGTCCGCAAGCATTGGCACACTCAAGAACAGCGGTGGCACGGGCGGCACTGTCGGGCCAGGGGCGACGGCTGCCGGGGGTGGCGGAGGAGGTGCCGCCGGTGCGGGGGGCCCCGGCGGCCCCGGCGGCAACGGCACCACGGGCCCGTCCGGTGGCGGCACGGCCGGCGCCGGCGGCCCGGGGCCCGACGCGGGGGGTGCCGGCGGTGCCGGCGGCGGCAGCAACGGCTTCGGGGTCAACGGGGTAGCCCCCGGCGGCGGCGGGGGCGGCAGTGGCGTCGTGGGCATCCCGTTCGGTGCCAACGGGGCCGACGGCCGGGTTATCGTCTCGTGGCCGGGGTGAGCCGATGGACCAGTCCGACAACCTGGCCCCGCCCTTCCTGGGGCTTAACCAACACCCCCTCTACCCGGCACTGTCCCAGCTGGTCCGGGTGACGGGGCCCGGCTCCGTCGTCTTCCCCGTCACCTACTACCCCTGCCAGGTCGAACAGTGCCCGGGGACCCCGCCACTCAGGGACCGGGAGCAGGCCTACGTCTTCGAGGCCAACTCGCTGCCCCTGGTCTCCCAGGGCGTCTACGACTGCCGCCTGGTCGGCTCCTGGCAGGGCCTGCCCCTCTACGCCACGGCCTGCTGCCCGGTGGCCTCATCCAGTTCCTTGGCCGGGCACTGAGGGAGGATTCGCTCCCACCCGCTGAGCATGTTGGACATGGCGAAGTCCCGGGTGGCCTGCCGGTCGAGGTCCCAGGCCTCCAGGAGCCAGCCCGGCCCGGGGTGGAAGGCCGTCGAGCCGAACCAGACCCGGATCGGCCGCACCCGCCGGACGGCCTCCTCGCCGCGGTGGTTTTTGTAGCGGAACGTGACCGTGTCCACGAGGTTACTCCACAAAGCCGGCGGCGTCCCGGTGGCCGCCGCCGCCCAGGGCCTTGGCCACTTCCGACACGTCGATGCCGCCCTCCCGGGACCGCAACGACCAGACCTTCTTGCCGTCCTTGCGGACGAAGAAGGTCGCCCCGAACGGCCTGCCCTCGGCCAGCTTCCCGGCGATCTCACTGGTGAGCAGGGTGGCGTTGACGGCCAGAACCTTGTAGCCGCCGATCTCGACCTCGGCGGCGTTGGCGGCCAGAACCTTGTAGCCGCCGATCTCGACCTCGGCGGCGGTCTTGGCCTGCTCGCTCACGACCTTCTCTTGGTAGCGGAGGATGGCCTCCCCCTCCAGAATCCAGCCACGCCAGGGTGCGTCCCCGATCGGGCACGCCCCCCACACGTCCCACCGCCAGAACTCAAACGGGTGGGAGGCGATGTAGGCACTGATGGCCCTGGAGTCGGGCAGTGCCCACCGCCACAGGTCGCGGTCCTCGGTGTAGTCCACCAGCCACGGGGCCGGCTTGCCGGGGAAGAAGTACTCCCAGGCCAGGCGGCCCCCGGACTTGGACAGGTCGAAGAAGACGGTCAGGTTTCGCGGCCTATCCTCGCCGGCCAGCACGAAAGGCCGCAGTTCGGCCTCGGCGGTCTTGTGGTGGTCGAGCAGGACGATGCTTTGAGCTTTTTGCAGCATCCCGTCCAGAACGTCTCGCTTGTAGCTGAAATCGAGGATGTAGACGGGCCTGCCGGTCACGTCGGGCGGCTCCTGGCCGTAGTTAACGGCCACGTAGTCGGCCCAGTCTCCCAGGGCCCGGTGGGCGATCCAGGCGGCACAGAAGCCGTCGGCGCACGAGGCGTGGAAGAGGACGAGGGGTTTGGACACGGCGACTCCTTGGAAAAACGGCGGGTGCCGGGAAAGGAGACCGGCACCCGCCGTCCGCAGGATGGTCCCGACGTTTCGGGCGTCGGGAGTGAGGAGGAAGGAATTTCCGTTCCTTCCGGCGGCCATTATCCCTTTCGGGCGAGAAAACGCAAGTCAGGTGGCGCAATTGCGCCACCTGAAAGGAAAACTCCCCCGGACGCCTGGAGTCGTCCGGGGGAGTCATGCGCAGCCTTCCCCGGCAACGAGCCGGGGGGCACTACAGAAGACCAACCAGGAAAATCGTACCACGGTCGCCGCCAAAAGAGAACTCCCCCGACCGCTTACCCGCCGGCCGGGGGAGTTACTCAGGGAGTTGTGTGCCGCAACCAGCGGCACACGTCCTGGCTTCCCAACGGCCCCATTATGGTAAGGTCGGCGGCCGAAGTCCATACTCGGTGTCCAGGGTCCACAGGATGGCCTCCACGCTGGCGTGCAGGGCCGCCCGGGTGGGCCGGGAGAGCCCGAAGGCCGCGTTCAGGAGCATGATCGCGGCCCCGGCGAGTTGCCGGGGGGCCTTCCCGACGCGGGCGGGACTTGAGTCCCGCACGTCCGCCAGGAAGAATCGCTTGAGGGCGTCGTCCTCGTCCGGCAGGGTGTCGAGTTGACAGTCTGGCATTGATCAAAAGCTCCGGTGACGGTAAAAGGGAGGGGTATAAAAGAGGACAGGCCGGGCTTTCCTGACCATCAAGCACCACGCCGTGTCCCCCGCCGAGTAAAAGGGGGGGGTATAAAAGAGGACAGGCCGGGCTAGCACTCCCGGCCTGTCCAGAGAAGAGGTTTGCCGTTGCTACCCGGCGACTCTTTTCTAGCACATAGGCCCCTGAATGGCAAGAGTAGCCGGCCAACGCCACATGCCGAGCGGTCGAGCGCCGCGAGTTGTGGGCAAGCCTTTCGACCAGGTTGATCCGCCGGGCGAAAGCGGCGACGAGGCGGGGTGGGCATCACGGGCCGGCACTGGCACCCCAGGAAAGCCGCAAGTAGCTGCAAAAAGCGTGACTCATACGGCATACCCGCGGCACGCGACTGCACCTCCCAGGGTGCAGTCTGCGCCCTCACCGGCGCCCCTAAGCATTGCGGGGGAGGAGGGAAGTGTGAAGGTCCCGAAGAGTGTGAGGAAGCCCCCCAGGGGCGGGATGGCGTTCGCGAGGAAGACGAGGGAACTGAAGGCACGACTGGCCGCGGGAGAGGAGGTCCGGCTGGAACTGCGGTGGGCGGCGAAGCCGACCGAGTTCGAGATCCAGGCTTACGTCTACCGGCACCTCCGGGAGATGGGGTACATGGCCCGAGGGGAGGTGAGGTGTAAGGGCTCCGGGGCGGCCCGGGTAGACCTAGCGGTCTTCGGGGGCAGCGGCAAGCAAAGGAGGCTGCTGCTGATTGTGGAGATCAAACGGCCAGACGTGCTGCCGCGTAAGGCCCGTTGGCAGGTCCGGGAGCAACTGGCCCTCTACCGCCGGTTCGGGGTCCCCGTCTGTTTGGTCTGCGGGCTGGACGCCGCCAAGCGGTTCCTCGCCGAGGTCCGCGCGGGAGGCCTCCCCGTGGCCGACTGGGGGCTGGAAAGCCTTGGGAAACTCAGGGTATAAGCAGCGATCAGGGGGGTGTGCGTAGACGCCACACTGTCTAACCGATCCTCGGTCGTGACGGTCGGGGGGGAGGGAGGGCCAGTCCCGGCGGTCAGAGGGGGCGACTATGCGCAAGGGGGCGGGGAGGATGTTAGGATAGCTCCCAGCCCCACGCAGACGGGAGGCCGCGGTGGACAGCCGAGACCAGATCCGGGCCGTGTGCCAGATGGCCGAGATGATGTCGCAGGTGAACCCCGAACTGTTCGGGCGGCTCCTGGCCCTCCTGGAGCGTGGGGTGGTGGCGCTCGAGGGCCTGGACAAGAGCGTGAAGTTGATCCAGGAGGTGCTCAACAACCCCGCCGACGACGTGCCGGTGGGAATGACGGTCAAGCCGAGTCCGCCGAGTTCCTGAGAGTGGTCTCTAACCGAGGAGCGAGCGATGACGGGCAAGTTGCGGTCGAAGTTCAAGCAGGGGGTCCGTCCGGGCCGCCTGATGAAGAAGGGCGAGAAGGACGTGGGTGATTTCACGATCACCAACGACCCGAACAATCCCAGCGGGTACGTGTGTTACGCGACCAACGCCGCCGGGGAAACCTTGGACGTGTCGGCGACGGCGACCATCGCCACGAGCGACGACGGCTCGGGGGTGGCGACCTCGTCGGTGACGGGGGCGACCACGTTCGCGGTGCAGGGGAACAAGGCCGGTTCGGCGGTCGTGACGATCACGATGACGGCCAACGACGGGAGTTTCGGGCCGTTCACGGGGGACTGTAACTTCACGGTGGTCTCGGGCGGGCCGACGGGCTTTACGGTCCAGCCGTCCTGAAGGCGGGGCTGCCTGGCCTTCTGGGGGTGAGCATGCGCAAGCGGCGGCAGAAGGGCACGTGGAGGGGCATGGACGCCTCGGACTTCGACCTGAGGGCCAAGGACAACCGCTGCACGGAGGAGAAGCTGGAGGCCTACCTGCGGGCCCGGATCGCCGAGACGGGGCGCTTCCCCACGCTCTACGAGATCAAGAAGCAGTTCGGCGGCATCCTGGGGGCCTTCGTGTGCGCCTGGGCGTTGGACCGCCGGGGCGTCCTGGCCGAACTCAAGAATCTGTGCAGGAGGTGAGGCGATGCGAGCGGACCCCCAGAGGGTGAGGCGGGTGCTGGCCTACGCCCTGGCCCGCTGGCACAGGGCCTTTGTGGCCAAAAATGCCTGGGGGCGGTATCTGTGGTCGCGTATCCACGACAATGCCGCGTCGCGCCTGGCCCTTGTGGAGGGCCGCCGGGCCGGGTAGAGTCGGCGTTGTACCACAACCGCCGGGGGGGCGGGCCGCGTTGGGCAAGGTGGCCGGCCCGCCTGCCCGGAGAAATCAGGTGGCGCAATTGCGCCACCTGGGAGGCCCTTGTGCAAACCTCGACCGCTACGGCCCAGGGTGCCGTCGCCCCGGCCCTGGCCGCCACCGTCTCGACGCCGCCCACGATCGTGATCGGCACACCGTTCAGTTACCAGTTGCAGTCGTCCGCCTCGGGCGGCATTGCCCCCTACAGTCCCCCGGCCTACGCCGCGTCGAACCTACCGCCGGGGGTCACGCTGTCGCCGTCGGGACTCCTCTCCGGGACCGCCACGGGCCTGCCGCCGGGCGGCAGTACCTACACCGTCTCGGCGACCTACACGGACGCGAGCCCCTGATGGTACAGACCGCCACCGCTTACGCGACGGGCCAGGTCGTGGGGGCCGTCGGGCCTCCCAGCTTCCCCGCGTACTTCCAGAACAACTTCACGGGGCTTTTCAGCCTCACGCCCACGCACTCGCCGGGCGTGCCCAACCCCTGTGCCGCCTGGACGGTCTACAGCGTCCGGTCGGGTAACTGGTCGGACCCCGGCGTCTGGAATACGGGCGTGGTCCCGACCGGCGCCGACCGCACGGTGGTCTCGGCCGGCATGGTCGTTACCGTGGACACGCCCTCGGCCGCCTCCCTGGGCCTCCTGGTCGGCGGGACCCTGGCCTTCTCCCCGGCGGTGACGACCGGCCTCACCGTGGCCCAGTTCCTCGTCGCCCCCTCGGGGACCCTGGAGGTCGGCACGCCCGCGGCCCCGATCACGCACGCCAACCCCTCGACGATCACCTTCAGCGACACCCCGACGGACCTGACCACCGATCCCGAGCAGTATTTCCCCGGCCTCGTGTCTTTTGGGAACCTGCTGGTCCAGGGGGAGGTGAAAACCTCCTTCGCCCGGGTCGAGGCCGAGCCCGCGGGCGGTTCGGCCAAGCTGGCCTTCCCCTACCCGGTCCAGGGCTGGCTGCCGGGCGACGTGGTCGTCATCCCCGACACCCACCAGCTCAACCAGGTGGAAGCGACCGTCTGGGGGGGCTACGTTAACCAGACCGAGGAGATGACCATCGCCTCGGTCTCGGCCGACGGCATGACCGTGTTCCTGACCGGCACGCTGGCCAACAACCACTACGGCGGCCACAACCTCGACGGGACGCTGTTCGCCGGGAGTGCCATCGCGCCTCCGGCCCTGCCCCACGTCGGCAACCTGTCCCGTTCCGTCGTCTTTCAGAGTGCCCACGCCCAGGGCACCCGCGGCCACATCCTGCCGACCGGCTACGGCACCGTCCGCGTCAACTACGCCTGCCTGAAGTCGCTGGGGCGAACGCTGGGGAGTGCGGCCGAGGACAACACGACCTTCTCGAGCAACGGTTCCCTGATCCACGTCGGGAATAACCAGTACAACCGCGTCCCGTTCGGGCCCAACGGGATGATCGGCCCCTACCCGCCGCAGGGGCCCTACCAGTGGGAGATCGTCGGCTGCTCCGTCTGGGGCGACGACCCGGACAGGACCAGCAGTGCCAGCCCCTTCCACCGCTGGGCCATCGCCACCTACAACGCCCACTACGGGCTAGTCCAGGGCAACTTCGTCTACCGGGCCGCGTCCGCGGGCATCGGCACCAAGTTCCCCCAGGACGCCAATAACACCTTTGATTCCAACTTCGTGTGCCGCTGTATCGGCGACGGCAACCGCGACTCCAACGAGGCCGAGGGGGCGGGTTTTTACTTCTTCGGCACACGTCACATCGTCACGAACAACGCGGCGGCCAACGTCACGGGCCACGCGCCTTATTCGTACTCTTACGTCATCGGCCAGAAGCAGGTGCCTGCCTCCCTCCCCGTCCCCGCCTACCAGGGGGCCGACCCGACGGTGGCCGGCCAGTCCGTCGTTTACACCCCCTACGACACCCCGGTCTTGAAGTGGGAAAATAACGAGGGGTACGGGGCCACCAACAACTACCTTTCCTTCTGGTTCTTGGGTTGCGCTCCGGGCGGGATCGGCCCCAACAGCAAGGGCGGCGGCACCCTCCTGAATGGATCGTCCTGGAACATCTACCAGTGGACCATCTACGGCTACGACTCCTACGGGCTGACCCTGGACGGCTTCACCTACCGCGGCACCCTGGAGAAGGGGCCGAACACGCAGTACACCTGGGGGGCCTGGACCTCCGACTACCCGCAGACGCAACTGACCTTCACCAACTGGGACGTGGAGGGCTGTACCCGGGGCGTGACCTTGCCCTACTACTCGCACCCCGGAAACCCCCTGACGCTCACCGTCTCGGACAGCACGTTCGTCTGCGGGATCGGCGTCGTGGCCGCACCGGTCAACCAGATCACGGGCCAGCACCACCCCGTCGAGGCCCACCTCGACAACGTGACTTGCCAGCCACTCCCCGGCAAGCCGCTTGTCTCGATCGAGATGCTCTACCAGACCACCCAGTTGGTGGGGCCCGTGAACCTGGTTGAGTCGAACAAGGTCTTCGTGACCGCCCACAACGGCGTGCAGGGCGACGATTTCCAGGTGTTCTGGACGCAGCAGGCGCCGGGCTTCGTGGGGCCCGTCTCCGGCAACCCGCCGGGTCTGGTGGCTTTCCCGGTGGCCGGCCTGACCAACACGCAGGCCCTGACTCAGTACGGCATCTGCATGTTCGGCTCGATCACGCAGAGCACGGTCACGAGGCCCGACATCCAGAACGGCTACGTGGGCTGAGGCGGGTAGACTGGTGCAATGGTCCGGGCCAGCACCAACACGAACCCGCCCTTTCTGGGGCCCCGGCTGCCGTCGTACCCGCCCCTGCGGGAGCTGGTCCGGGTCACCGGGTCGGCCGGCGGCGGCGTCTACGCGGCCTACGTGCAGAAGTGGGACGGGCAGGGCAAGCTCCGCGACCGCGAGGCCTGCTACGTCTGGGAGCCCAACGGCATCCCGGTCGTGCCCGGCTCCTACCGCGGCCGCCTGGTCGGCAACCACCCCGGCGGTGCCGGCCTGCCCCTCTACGCCATCAGCCTGGCCTGCTGTCCGGCGCCGGCGCCCTTCCCGTCGCTCTCCTCGTCGTCCCTGCTGAGTTTTGCCCCGGTCAGCTCGAGTTCGTCGTCCTCACCCTCGGGCCTGCAGTTTCCCTTCGGCTTCTTGCCTTCCTCGGCGGTCTCGGCCGGTATAACGTCTCCCGTGGCGTCTTCCCCGGCGGTGGCCTCCTCGGCGGCCTCGTCGGCGGCCCACGTTTCTTCCCCGGCTTCCTCGCCGTCGTCGCCGTCCTCGTCGTTTTCGCCGAGTTCGGTCGGGCCGCCCTTGCCCGTGGGGCCGCCCCTGGTGGGCCCGTCCTCCCCGTCGTCGCCGGCCCTGCCGATCACGCTGGCCTCGCCCAGTGCGTCGGTCTCCTCCGCCTCGGGGGCCTGCCAGTGCGAGATCCGCGGCTGGTCCTACGGGGCCATTGCCATCGGCCAGACGTTCCTGCTGGTGAACCCGCCGGCCGGAACGCAGCCGGGCGATATCCTGCTGGCCTTCATCACGGCCGACACGTCCTACGACGACGCGGGTGACCCCAACGGCGGCTCCTTCAGTCCCGACCCGTCCTGGAACCTCCTGCTCCGGAGCGACTACTGGCTCTACGGGAGCGACAAGTCTCTGAGGGCTTTCGTCTACTGGAAGGTCGCACAGGCCAATGAGCCGGCGGCGGCCTGGTCCGACGGCGTGGACGGGATCGCCATGACGGTCCTGGAGACCGCGGTCGGCAACGCCGGCATTCCCGCCGGGGCAATCCAGCTTACCGCCTCGCCCAACCCGCAGGCCCCCTCGACGCCGGGGGCCCCCAACGGGCTGCTCTTCTGCTCTTTCCACGAGTTCGGCGGGGCGTTCATTACCCAGCCGCCCGGCATGACGGACAGCGGCCTGGACACGGCGGTGGGCGACCTGGGCACGGAGGTCTCCTACCAGTTCGGGGCCGTGGGCCCCACGGGTATCCGGACGGCCTCGGTGCCGGGCGTCCGCACGATGGCCGGGGCCTCGGTCGTCTTGCCCTGCTGCGTCCTGGCCTCCTCCGTCTCGGCCCCCTCGATCTCGGCCCGCTCCTTGTCCCTGTCGTCGTCGTCGTCCTACTGCCCCTGCATCGTCCGCGGCTTTGTCCAGGGCTACAGTGTCGAGACCCTGTCCATCCTGCCGCCCCCCGGCTACCAGCCCGGCGACCTGCTCCTGGCCTTCATCACGGCCGACACGACGAGGCAGGACGTTAACCCGGGTGGTGGCGGCGGTGCCTTCGTGCCGGACCCGTCCTGGACGTTGTGCGTCAAATCGCCGCCCGTGACCTGGGCGACGAACTTCCGCATCCGCGGCTTCGTGTACTACAAGGTCGCCGGGGCCAACGAGCCGGCCAGCAACTGGGTGGACAACTACGAGATCTCGATGGTCATGGCAGCGATCGGCCAGGCCGGCATCCCCACGGGCGTGGCCCAGATCACCCGCTCGGACAACGCCCTGGCCCCGGCCGTCGTGGCCACGGCGGCCAACAACCTGGTCTTCGCGAGCTTCCACGAACTGCCCGTCAACCCGGCGGTCATTACACAGCCGCCGGGCTTCACGGAGTCGGGCCAGGACACGGTCGTCAACACGGGCGGGACGGCCGTGGAGGTCTCCTACAGGCAGCCGATGGTCGGCATGGTCGGTCCCTTCCACGCCACCGTCAGCGGCCCCCTGGCCTTCATGGCCGGCATCAGCACGGTTGTCCCCTGCTGCGTCGGCATCTCCCTGTCCTCCTCCCCCTCGTCGCCCTCGGCGTCGTCCCTGAGCGCCCTGTCCCTGTCCTCGTCGTTCTCCGCTTCCTTCCCGTCGTCGGTCTCCCTGTCCTCTTCTCCCTCGCCCTTGGCGTCCCTGTCTGCCTCGCCGTCGCCTTCGGTCTCGTCCTCGGGCCCGTCGTCGGCTGGCTGCCAGTGCATTATCCGGGGCTGGACGCACGACGCGGGCACGTCGGTCAGCGTGCCCGTGCCCCCCGGGACGCAGGCCGGGGACATCATGCTGACCTGGCTCACCGTGGACCAGACGGCCGGGACGTTCACGCCCGACCCCAACTGGACATTCCTGGCCACGGGCGGGGCCTTCACGGCCCTGGGGACGACGGCCCAGGGGTACGCCTACTGGCGGGTGGCCCCGGCCAGCCCCGGGCCGGGCATCTGGAGCACGACGGGCGGGGCCGACGGGATCACGGCCCTGTGTACCTCGGTCGGCCAGGCCGGTGCCCCCACCGGGGCCGGCCAGCAGACCAATGCCCCCAACCCGCAGGCCCCGTCCCTGGGCTGTGGGCCCAACAGCCTGCTCTTCTGCAGCTTCCACGAGATCGGCGGCATCGTCATTACCCCGCCGCCGGGCATGACGGACTCGGGCCTGGACACCTCGGTGGGCGACCTGGGCACGGAGGTGTCGTTCCAGCAGCCGACGCCTTGCCCTACGGGCGTCCGCACGGCCAGCGTGGCCGGCACGGCGGCCATGAACGGCATCTCGGTCGTCCTGCCCTGCTGCGTCAGCCCGGCCAGCAGCCCCTCGTCCCCCTCGTCGTCTTCGTCCTCGGTTCTCCTGTCCTCGCCTTCCTCGCCGTCGCTTTCTTCCTCGCCCTCTTCCCCGTCGCCGTCCTCCTCGGCGATTTCGCCTTCCTCGCCCTCCTCGCCCTTACCGTCGCTGTCGTCTTCCTCGGTGGTTGGGGGAACGATCTCGACCGGCTGCTGCGCCCCGTTCCTGCTGCCGGCGGTCCTGCACGCGACGATCTCGGCCCCGAGCTGCCCCTGCATCGACGGGGTGCAGGTGACCCTGACTTTTAACGGCGTCGTGAACTCCTGGCAGTCGGCCAACATCCCGACGACCTGCACGGGCAACCCCACCCTGAACCTCCAGCTCCGCTGCCCGGCCGGCCAGACGGCCTGCACCGGCTTCCAGCTCATCTTCCAGTGCAACACGTCGTCGATCTCGACGACTTACAACCCGAGCCCTTGCAGTTGCTCGCCCCTGTCTCTGACTTTTACGGGCATCAACAACAACGACAACATCGGCACGCCCTGCTGCCGCTTCGCGAACATCGGTGTTACGATCGTTCCCTGATAGAATCAGGTGGCGCAATTGCGCCACCTGGGAGGGACCTCGCATGGCTTCACCCGCCTCGTCTTCGCCAGGGCCGTCGCGCTACCTGACCCTCTGCCCCTGCTGTCAGGGGGAGTTCAGCCAGGTGCCGGTCGCCTGGAGCACGCTCTACGCCTCCTTCGTGGCGATCCCCGGCCAGGACTGCGGCTGCCTGGACGGCCTGACGGTGGCCCTCACGCGGGCCCCGGGGCCTCCGGAGGCCGGTGCCTGGGTCTCCGGCCCGCTCGTCGGGCCGGGCTCCTGCCCCCAGGGCAACTTGTCGGTGACTTTCTCCTGCGGCGGCTCGGGCCTGCTCTGTGACGACTTCCGCCTGACGGTCCAGTGCAACACCCAGACCTACACCCAGACCGTCAAGCCGGTCCCCCACCCGGTCTGCCACTGCTCCGACGGCCAGCAGAACCCGGTCATGAGTGTGCCCTTCAACGGCATTAACCTGAACGACCCGGTCGGCATGCCGTGCTGCGTGGGCATGTGCAACGTCATCGTCACTTCCTGAGAGGTACGGGCTATGGTCGTTGCCGCCGTCTCGTCCTCGCCCTCCGGGCCGCCCCGCTACCGGGTCGTGTGCCCGTGCTGCGCCCCCTATTTTACGGTCCAGCCGTACATGTGGAGCCAGATCACGGCCCGCCTGACGAACGTCTCGGGCTGCGGCTGTCTGGACGACACCACTGTGACGCTCAACAACACCCCCGGCACGCAGCACTGGACGGCCAACGCCCCGATCTTGACGTGTACGCCCGGTGCGAGCATCCCACTCGACTTCTACTGCGGCGGCGACGGGTTGACCGCGAGCCAGTTCGGACTGTCGGTCGGGGGCCAGGTCTACTCGCCCGACTCGGTGAATCTTTACTGTGTCGATGTCGAGAGTAACGTGACCCTCAACGCCCTGTTCAAGGGTGTCAACCTCGGCGGTCTGTTAAATTCGCCCTGTGCGGGCCTGGTCAACATCCTCCTGAGCACCAGCCCTTCCCTGCACTCGTCTTACTCGTCGTCGGCGTCCTCCTCGGGGGGGCCCCCGCCGGTCCAGGTGGCCTGCTGCCCGTCCACCCCGCCGGCCCAACTTCTGCCGCAGACTTTGGTCGCGACCTTCGTCAACCGGGCGGGCTGCGGCTGTCTGGGCGGCCTGGTCGTGCCCCTGGCCTACCTGGCCGCCCCGTTGAGCTTCATGATTAAAGATCCCTTTTGGCAGGGACTAATCTTCCCCATTTGGTGGCTTTACGCCCTTATTGACCGTTACGACGGCAGGTGCGCCGGCAAGGGCGTGATCGCGATGGCCTTCTTCTGCGACAACGCGGTCGGCATCCCGACGCCGTCGAAATTCAAACTGCGTTTTTGCTGTAACAATGATAGTAGCGTCTTTGCCACGCAAAAAGACGACGGCTCCAGCGCCTCCTGCTCCCCGCCGTTCTTTGAGTTCGACAATTTTAACCTGCGTGTGCCGCCCAGCGGCGTCTCCTGTTGTAACGGAGGCGTCAATATCGTCATTACCAGTTGAACCTCATGGGCCGCCCCTGCGGGCACGCCGATGCCCTGCTGCCGCCGACGGGATCTCCCTGGGACGGGAAGTCCTGCCGGGTCTGCTGGCTCTACGTCAACGACCTGGCCTACAAGGTCCTTTACGACCGCGAGGCCGACAATGACATCCGGTCCCTTGCCGCCAAGGTGCCCCGTTGCCCGCACCTCTACAGGCGGGTCCGCAACGAGGACGGCTCCGTCCGGAAACGCTGGTGCTCGACGGGCTGAGGGGGCGACAAGGAACTGGAGGTCTTCCAGTGCCGTTGCCCCTCCCGCTTGAAAGTGGACGGTTCGTTTGATGAAATCACCCTCCACGACTGTCAGTCCTGTGCCTGGAGGCCGCGAACCCTCGTGCCCGAGCCCCGCCGCCTGATCCTGGTCAACCACCTGTCACCGGGTGACGTGCTGGTGATGACGGCGGCCATCCACAGTCTCCACAGGGCCAACCCCGGCCAGTTCGAGGTTGCCGTGGACACGACCGCCCAGGCGTTCTGGGAGCACAACCCTGACGTGGTCTCCCTCGACCAGGCCCGCCAGCGGGGCTTTGAGGTCTGCCAGACCCACTACCCCGCGGTCAACGAGTGCAACCAGAGGGCCATCCACTTCCTGCAGGCTTACTGTGAGTTTCTGGCCGACAACCTCCGCGTCCCCTGCCCGCTGGCGACCAACCGGCCCATGATCTGGCTGAGTGAGCAGGAGAAGGCCTGGCTGCCCCAGGTCCACGAGGTGACGGGCCGGGCCCAGCAGTATTGGGTGCTTAATGCCGGGACCAAGAGCGACTACACGGCCAAGCACTGGGGGAAGCGGAACTACCAGCGGCTGGTGGACCTCCTGCGGGGCCGGGTGCAATTTGTTCAGGTCGGCAAGGGGGACAACGGCCACAGCCACCCCGACCTCGACGGCGTGGTGGACCTGCGGGGCAAGACGGACGACCGCCAGTTGGTCCGCCTGCTCCACCACGCCCAGGGGGCCGTGGGCGGCACGACTCTGCTGATGCACCTGGCCGCCGCCTCGAAGAAGCCCTACGTGTGCATCCTGGGGGGTCGGGAGCCCGTGCCCTGGAACGCCTACCCGCTGCAGCAGACCCTGCACACGGTCGGCCTCCTGTCCTGCTGCCGCGAGGGGGGCTGCTGGCGGTCGCGGACGGTCCCCCTGGGCGACAACGACCAGAAGGACGGCAGTTTGTGCGAGCAGCCCGTCCCCGGCGACCCGCCCATCCCCCGCTGCCTGGAGATGATCCGGCCCGAGGCGGTGGCCGAGGCGGTCTTGCGTTGCTGCTCAGGTTGAGTCAGGTGGCGCATTTGCGCCACCTGAGCCTTCCGTTGACGTTTTGTTTGTCGGTTAAGATAATGAGCACGTCGAGTACGTCGAGTAGTTCAGCTTCGTTCTCGAAGTGGCATTACTTCCTGCGGGACGCCGACGGCGGCGGGAGCGCCAACGGGGAGTGTGTGGTCGCCTGTGGGCGACTTGCTTTCACCTTTGAGGTGACTCGTCGCGAGGAGCTGGTGGGGTGTGCGTGCTGCCTGGAGTGGCTTCTGAACCGGGACGTTCGCGAGATAGCGACGTACAGGGAGGGGTAGGTGGCCAAGATTCTCCTGCGTTTCAGCCACGGGCTGGGCGACGTGGTGCAGTTCGTTGTGGTGCTCAAGCACCTGAAAAAGCACCGCCCCGACTGGCAGATCGACGTCCGCTGCGGCCGGGGCAAGCACTCGGCCCTCCGCGGCTTCTGCAACGCCGTGTGGCACGACCAGGAGCCCGAGCCACCGCACAAGCTCTACGACACGGTTGCCGACATCGGCTGGTACGAGAACTACCTGCACTTCGGCGACCGGCCCAACTCCAAGATCACCAACTGCCTGCAGGAGGTCTTTGGCCTGGGCTGGGACCGGGAGCTGGCCCGCTACGAGATCAAGCTGTCGGGCGACTGCCGGGGGAAGGTGGCCAACTACCTGCGGTCCATCGGCTGCAGGGAGGTCGCGGCGGAGAAGTACAACGCCTTCGTCATCCACTACGAGGGCAACACCTCGACCTGGAAGAAGAACCTGTCCCACTGGCAGGCCAAGGTGCTGATCGACCACGCCCTGGCCGCCGGCCGGGTGCCGGTCCTCCTGGACTGGGACGGCCGCTCCCCCCTGGCCGACAACAAGCGAGTCTTCCGTCCCCCGGTCGGCAAGGGCGACATCTGGGGGGAGTTCGGCAGCGGCGACGCCGAGACGATCGCGGCCCTGATCCACATGGCCGAGGCGTTCGTGGGTATCGACTCGGGCCCCGGCAAGTGTGCCAGTGCGACCGGCACGCCCTCCCTCTCCATCTGGAGGGACCACAGCCCGGTGCAGTTCCACGACCCGTGCCCGACGACGATGCACCTGGTCCCGGCCGACTGGCGTTCGGTGCCGCCCTGCGAGGACAACCAGGTGGCCTCCTTCTTCGAGGCCCACTACCGCTTCCGCGTCTACCGGGGCGACGGCGGCATGGTGGACGCCGCCCGCGAGTGGCTCTCGGAGGTCCTCCGCTTCGAGCGGCCCAAGGGTGCCGGAGTGGCCTACGCCGTGCCCAACGGCATCGGCGACATCCTCTGGGTCCTGCACAAGATCAAGGCCGTGGCCGCCGGGGGGGCCATCGACCTGGTCCTGTGCGGCGACATGCGCCGGGAGATCGACCGCCGGGCCATCCCCTTCGTCAAACGCTTCCCCTTCGTCAGGTCCGCCACAGTCCTGGACGTGCCCGTCCTGGACGCCGGCTACGAGGAGGACGAGAAGAAGAACGACGAAAAGGGTCGCTGGCGTTACCTGTCCGACGGCGAGCACAACGGCTTTCACTACCTGGTGCCCAACAAGGTGCTGGAGGACGGCCGGCGGCTGGAGGAGTGGCTGCCCGAGCACCCGATCGACTGGTCCGTGGTGGACGACTTCGACTGGTCGGGCACCGAGCGGGGCGACGAGGTCGGCCGGGCCCTCTCTCCTTTCGTCGCTTTCTATTTGGGCCCCGAATCGGGAAATGTGGACGAAGGCCACAACCGCGGCTTCCTGTGGGAGCCCAAGGACTGGGTCACGCTGGCCAAGTCCGTTTCCGCCCGCGACCTCAAGATCGTCCTGGTCGGGGCCCCTTACGACATGTCCTACTGGGACCACTACGTCAAGAGGGGCATGGAGGAGGCCGGGGTCTCCTGTTACAACCTGATCGGGAAATTTGAGATTGGCGAGACGATGGCCCTCCTGCGGCGGTCCCAGTTCTTCGTCAGCTACCAGTGCGGTCTGGGGATCTTCGCCCACTACCTGGGCAAGCGGGTGGCGATGTGGTGGCGGCCCGACGGTAACAGCATTCACCCCAAGCGGCTGGTCGCCTTCGACGAGCGGATGGCCTCGGCCTGGACCAACCCGGCGTTCACGTCCAAGGGCAACTATCTGCCGCTCCTGTACCTCCGGGAGAAGCCGGACGAGGTCATCGCCCTGATGGAGGCGAGGGGGTGGTTCGGGTGAAGAAGAAGGGCCCGCAATTCGTCGAGTACGGCGGCCTGCGGCTGCAGCTGACCGCCGGGCCGATGTGTTACGGCGACTCCCCGGTGGTTTTTTCTGGCCGTTCGCGTCGGAACTGGACGGTGCTGTTTGACATGCCGGCTGACCGCGTGGACCCGGTCAAGGCGGCCCTCGGGGAGACGGGAAAAGTGCTGTACGGCCTGGACGGGGGGCCGGCGAGGGTGGTGAGCCTGTGCTGCGTGAAGTGGCACGGGGGGCAAGTCTGGGAGTGGTCGTTCTGGACGGAGGAGTTGACCGACTTCGAGGTCGGCCTGCAGGAGTTAAAGGAGGTGGCGAGTGGATAAGGTTGTTGCGGCTGACCGGGGGGTGGTCGAGGAATTGACCGGACGCCTGATCGCCTGCTACGAGGAGTTCATCAGTGAGTACCTGGGGAGGAACCCCGAGGGGATGGCGTATATCGACGGCTTCATGGCCGCCCACAACTTCCACAAGGCCATCGTCCTGGACCTTGAGGGGAGGAACGAGGAGGACGATGGGCCCGACCGGACGCATTTCCTGCGGCGGTCGGCGGTGGACACGATGATCCGGGCCTTTGGCCTGGAGCACCTTTACAGGGAGATTGAGAAATGAAAGCTGGGCTAGAGCTTCAGGTGGCGCAATTGCGCCACCTGGCATGAAGGGAGGTTTCCGTGGACCAAGAAGCCAAAGACTATGGTGCGGACGCCCTGGCTGGCCTGATTATCCGCACGCACGAGCGGTTCTGTGCCCAGGGGTTCAGAGGGATCGCCGACCATATGATCAAGTATCTTTACGACTGCATGGACAGGGCATTGCTCGACATCAAGGCGCAGGTGCAGGCGCAGACGCAGACGCCGAACAGGGCCCCGAAGAAGTCGGGTCGGCCGAGGCACAGGCCAAAACGAGGGTAAAATGACCAACACCAAGGTGGCGATCAACTTTGGGCACTGTGCCGAGCACTACCGCGGCGGCGACTGGGCCAACCAGATGCGGGGCGAGGACCACGCCCGCTGGCTGTGTTCGGCCCTGGAGCTTTACCGCTTCCGCTGCCCTGGTCTGTCCCCGCGGCACTTCTTCGTCTCGATCACGGGCTGGCCGGGCTGGCCGGACGTGGACGTGCAGCAGAACAACCTGGAGCGGGACTGGTACTGGGAGGCGTTCAGGTGGTCGCGGTTCGTGACGATGGCCCAGAACCCCGGCCACCAGCAGGGGGCGGCCTGGACGATCCGGCTGGGCCTGGAGTGTGCGGGCAAGCTGGGCTACGACTGTCTGATTCACACTTGTGAGGATATTTTCCCGACACCCGATGCCGTTGCCACCATGCTGGAGCACCTGACGGTCGGGGGTTACGAGTACGTGGGCCAGGCGTGGTCGCCGGGCCAGGTCAACGCCCAGTTTTTCGGCTGCCAGGTCGGCCGCCTGGCCGGCCTCTTTGACCCCTGTGCCGTCTGGCAGGACGGGTCGGGTCCCTGCCTGGAGCGTTATCTGGGGCAGCTCCTGGAGGGTCGGGCAGTGGCACGGCTGGAGTTGGGCCGCCTCTACCGGCACACGCATGACTGGCCGGAGTGGCGGCGGTGGTGCAAGGAGGTTGGCCTGTGAGCGAGAGGGTCATCGCCGTCACGCACCCCGGCAAGCGGGGTGACTGTCTCTACGCCTTGCCGGCGGCCCGGAGGCTCTGCTACGACCGGGCGGCCCGCTGCGACTTCTATACCTCGGAGCACTGCCGCAACCTCGGGCCCCTGATCGGCTACCAGTCCTTCGTCCGCCGGTTCGTCGTCAGCCCCGGGTACCGCATGGAGCACGCCGGCTGTGGTGTCCAGCCGTGGCAGATGCCGGTGCCGGAAGACGGCTACGACGCCGTCTTCCACCTGGGCTACCGCTCGACCCCGGATCGCCCCCTGCCGGACTATATCGCGGCCTCGGTCGGCCTGCCCGGGGGCTTGCCGATTCACTACGACTGCCCGCTTCTGGGACCCGACTCGCCCCTTTACGTGAGGCCCGGCTACGTCGTCCTGGCCGGCTGCGACCTGTCGGCCGCCGGGCACGTTGAGTTGGTGGAGTCTTGCCGCCACCCGGTGGTGCAGGTCGGGGCGGCCGGCGAGAGGGTCTCGACGGACAGGGTCATCGACCGCACCGGCTGTGACTACCTCCAGGAGTGTTCCCTGATCGCCGGCTCACTGGGTTTCGTTGGCGGCTCGACCAGTCACCTGGTCTGCGCCAACGGGTTTTATCTCACGCGGCTGTGCGTCCACTCCGGCGGCGGTGACTCGCGGCACTTCGTCCGCTCGCCCCTGAACCACTACCTCGTCAACCCCACGGCCGCCGAGGTCGTGGACTGCCTGAACCGTCTCGGCTGAGGACCCCGATGCCTCTGCCCGCCGTACTCGTGGGGATTTCCTGGTGTGGTTCGCACGCCAAGGGGGCGGTGGCCGGCTCCCCCGGCGCCGTCATGGTCGGCGCCAAGGACCACATGGAGTGGCTTCTGGAGGCGGTGAGCCTTTACCAGGGGATCGCCCGTGGCCTGGGCCGTCACCCCGACCGCCGGGAGGCACGGGTAGTGGTGACGGCCTCGGCCCTTTTGCCGATCCTCCAGGTCCCCACGGGTGCCGAGCGGGACCTGCTCTGGGAGGTGATGAAGCGGGTCACGGTCCTGGCCAGCCCCGAGGACGCCGACCACCAGATCGGGGCGTCCATCACCCTGCGGCAGGGGCTGGAGTGTGCCGGTTACTGGGGCTACCCTTACTACGTCCACACGGCCGAGGACATCATCCCCTGGCCCGGTTCGGTGCGGGCGATGCTGGCCGACCTGGACGCCGGGGCCGACTATTCCGGCTTCCGCTGGTCCGACTCGGTCAACACGGCCTTTTTTGCCTCCAGGACGGCCGCCCTGGCGGGCGTCTTCGACGTGGGGGCGGTCAGGGGCTATCCGGGGCTTGAGCACTACCTGGCCAGCCTCCTGGCGGGCAAGGTGTCGGTCAACCAGTACCAGACGGGTAATCCGCGGCACTACATCCACACGCACGACTACGCCCAGTACCGGCGGTGGCGGTCCCGGATGCCCAGGCGGCACGACGTGCCGTCGGTCGTCTCGGCGGCCGACTACGAACGGCTGAAGGACTACCTGGCTTCCGAGCCCGGTTGAGTGTCAGGTGGCGCATTTGCGCCACCGGGAGGGACCGACCGTGAGAGACTTGCCGACCTATTCCAGGGTGCTCCGGCCGGGGGACTACGACTTCCTCGACCCCGAGTTGGGCTTCCTCTACGGCATGAACGCCCACCTGAGCCCCTGCCCGCCGGACGTGCCGCACCCCAACCGTTACTGGGAGTACGCCCTGGCCCTGCGGTGTGCCCTGCGGTCGGGGGCCGGGACCTTTCTGGACGTTGGCGGCGGCGGCGGCCTCCTGAGCCCCGCGGCGGCCCGCTGCGGCCTGGAAGTGACCCAGATTGACCCCGGGCACTTCGGCCCCCTGGTGGCCGCCCAGGCCGCCCGCGTGGGCCGGCCCATGGCGTTCAGGCAGTGTTATCTCCACGAGCATTCACCGGAAGAGTACGACGTGGTGGCCTCCGTGAGCGTGATCGAGCACACGCCCGATGATGTTGCGTTCCTCGAGGAGTTGCTGCGGAGGACGCGGGTCGGGGGCCTGATCGTCCTGACGACCGACTTCCACCCGTCCGGCCAGCCCCGGGTGACGGGGCACCTGCGGACCTACAACGAGGCCCGCCTGGAGGAACTGGTCAGGCCCTTCGGTACGGACTGGGATTTGGGGCGGCTGGGCACGGTCTCGTGGTGGCCTCACCCGCCGGACTGGTCCGGTTTCACGCCGGAAGTCTGCGATTACACTTTTGCCTCGCTCGTTCTCCAGAGGGAGTTGTGAGAGACCTGCCGACCTACTCCAAGCTGCTCAACCCGGCCGACTTCAACCTTCTGGACCCCGAACTGGGTTTCCTGTACGGGATGAAGGCCCACCTGGCACCGGCCCCGCCCGGCATCCCGCACCCGTCCTGCTTCTGGGAGTACGCCCTGGCCCTGCGGTGTTGCACCCGTTCCGACGCCCAGACGGTCCTGGACGTGGGCGGCGGCGGCGGCCTGTTCAGTCCCGCGGCCGCCCGCTGTGGGGCGGACGTGACCCAGATTGACCCGGGAGACTGTGCAGCCCGGGTGGCGGCACAGGGGGCCCTGATCGGCCAGAACATCCGCTTCGGCAACTCGGACTTGCAGTCGTGGCGTGAGGGCCCTTACGACGTGGTGGCCTGCCTGTCGGTGATCGAGCACGTCGGGGACGACTTTGGTTTCGCCGACAGGCTCCTGGGGAAGGTGAGGCCGGGGGGTCTTCTGGTTCTGACGGCCGACTTTCACCCGACCGGCAAGCGGCTGGTGGGGGGGCACCTGCGCACCTACAGCGAGTCCTCTCTGCGGGCCCTGATGGCCCTCCTGGGCCGGCTGGGGCGGCCCTACGACGCCGTCGGTTGCTGGCGTGGGGAGCCCGACTGGTCGCACTTCTCGCCGTGGGTCTACGATTACACCTTCGCCTCCCTGGTGTTGCGGAGGAACCCGTGAAGGTCGCTTTTCTTTACCCGGGCGGCTGGGTCTACGAGGCGGTCGGCAACTGGCTGCGCACGCTGGCCCGCCACTCGAGTGTCCACGAGGTCGTGATCGCCTCCCACCCCCGGGCGTGCGAGGCGGACGTTTACCTGGCCGTGACGGTGTCCGACCTCTACCCGCGGGAACTTATCGACCGGCACCTGTGCGTCCTGGCCGCCGACGGTAAGCCCTTCGGCGTCCTGCACAACAACGACTGCGTGCCCACGCCGGGCCACTACCCGAGTTTCGTCTGGACCCGCTCGGGAATGCAGGCCAATCACGTCTACGGCCCCGAACTGGTGCGGATGCCCGTCTTCGGCCCCCTGGTGCCGGCCGCGACCTTGCCGACGTGCCTGGCCACGTTCGGGCACGTCGAGCCCAAGAAGCACGTCCGGGAGATGGGGGCATGGGCGAGGTCGCACGGGTTGTCTTTCTACGCCTGCGGCCCCGACACGCTGGCCGTCCAGTACGCCGATTACATCGACCGGTGCTGCGAGGAAGGTGTCCAGGTGGCCACTTACCCCTGGCAGAGCCGGGTCGAGGATCTGGCAGACATGTTCGCCCCCGTCAGCCACTTCCTGTTCGTCCTGCCGACCTCCAAGGGCGGCGGCGGCGGCTCGCCGACCTCGCCGCGGTACGCCGGCTTTTTCAACCGTCCCGTGATCGTCATCGACGACGAGGACACCTACCGCCAGGACCGCTATTACGTCTTCGGCCGCCTGGAGAACATCGACCCCTTGGCCTTGCCGACTTTCTCTCTGCCGTGTTATGAATGGTCCCCGGACGCCTACCTGGGTCACCTGGCCGCCCGGGTGCTCGCCTTCTGGAGGTGCTGAGATGGCCCGCCGTTATGTGGAGAAGCCCAAGACCGTCCGCGTGACCCTGGCACTGGTTCGGGAGTTCGTGGAGATGGACCCGGTCCCGGGCGACCGGGGCATCAAGGAGCGGCGGCTCATGGTCTACCGCCGCATCCTGGCCGCCGGCGAGTTCCGCCCCTGCATCGGGCGACATCAAGGACCGCAAGGAGAAGGCCGAGTCGGCCTTCCGGGTCCAGTACGCCAAGTCGATCACGGCCTGGAACGCCTTCCGTGCCGGCAAGAAGACCAAGCTGCAGTATTTCGCCAACAAGCCGATCCCCAAGGCCAAGTAGGGGGTGCGTGACGATGGCCGATTGCGAGCGGGCCGACGCCTGCCGTCTGTGCGGCACCGACGGCCTGGAGGACGTGTTGGACCTCGGCCGCCACCGGCTGGCCGGCCAGTTCCCCGGGCCCGGCGAGCCCGACCCGCCGTCCTACCCACTGGTCCTGTGCCAGTGCCCGGGGTGCAACCTGGTGCAACTCCGCCACACGGTCGATCCGGAGCTTCAGTTCCGCTCCTACTACTACCGCTCGGGCATCAGTGCCACGATGCACCAGCACCTCCGCAACCTGGCCGGGGAGGCGTGGGGCCTGACCGCCGATGACCCGCTGGCGGCCCGCAAGGTGCTGGACGTGGGCTGCAACGACGGCACGCTCCTGGCCCACACGCCGGCCTGTGCCCGCGGCCGCTACGGCATCGACCCGGCCGACGTGGAGTGCCCGCCGACCGTCAACCGCGTCCGGGGTTTTTTCCCCGCCGCCCTGCCGAAGGAGTGGCCCTCCTTCGACCTGGTCTACACGGTGGCCTGCCTCTACGACGCCGACGACCCGGTGAAGTTCGCCTCGGCCGTCCGGGACTGCCTGACCCCCGAGGGCATCTGGTGCGTGGAGGTGGCCGACCTGGCGGCGATGATCGCCAACCTGTCTTACGACTCCATCCTGCACGAGCACCTGTGCTACTACGACCTGCCGAGCCTGGCTTTTTGTCTGGACCTGGCCGGGATGCGGGCGGTCTCTTCGAGCGTCAACGACTCTAACGGCGGCTCGCTCCGGGTTTACGGCAGGCGTGGGCAGGGGGTGCCGCCGCCGGGCCTTGACTACAACCTGGTGGGGTTCGCCTCCCAGGTCCGCCAGCACCGCAGGGAACTGTTGAGGTATCTCGTGGGCTGTAGCAGGGCGGGCAAGCGGGTCCACCTCCTGGGGGCCAGCTCGAAAGCCAACACCGTCCTGCAGTTCGCCGACGTGGACCCGGGTCTGGTCGAGTATGCCAGCGACCGCGACCCGCGGAAGGCCGGCCGCCGCTGCCCGGGGACGAACATTCCCATCCTGACCGAGAAAGACTCCCGTGCCCTGGAGCCCGACGTGTACCTGACCGTCCTGGGCCACTTCCGGGACGAGTTGATTCTGAGGGAACGCTCGGCGGGTTTCCGCGGCGAGATCGCCTTCGCGTTGCCCCGGCTGGAGGTGGTCCAGGCGTGAGCAAAAAGACGATCGGCGAGTGGTTCGACGAGGGCAGTCACGCCACCGACGAGGAGGTCGGCTGGCTGCTCAACCGCGAGTACCTGCAGGCCGCCGCGTTCGTCGGGCCGAGGATCACGCGGGCCGGCATCCGTACTGTCCTGGAGCTGGGCTGTCATTCGGGTCTGCTGGCCCGGACGCTGGTCCTCAATCACCCCTCCCTGACCTACAGCGGCGTTGAGGCGTCCCTGGCACTCTTGCGGATGGCCCGGGAGAGGTTCCTGGACTTCCCCCTCGAGCGGGCCTCCTTCACGGACGCGGGCGTGCCGTGGGACGGGGCCACGCACGACCTGGTCGTGAGCTTCTCCTGTCTCAAGCACGTCCCGCTGGAGGGCCTGGACGAGCACCTGGCCGACTTGTTGGCCAGGGGCGAAAACGCTGCCTTCGACGTGCAGATCCTCGACGAGGATCTCGATGACGGCAGGGACTACCCCCACTGCTACGTCACCGAGGATCGGCTGCTGGCCGCGGTCGGCCGCGGGGGTCATGCCGTCGTGGCCCGGGAGGTCTGGTACGAGGGCAACCTGTCGGGGCACGGGCTCATGCGCAACGTGGCGTTCTGGACGACTTCTTCAGGTGGCGCAATTGCGCCACCTGAAATTCGCGGCGGGGGGTCGTGATGGCTCGCGGCCCTAACCTGTGCCCCCTGTGTGGGCGGAAGCGGGGGCGTGGCAAGCGGACGCCGCACGGGGCGTGCCGGCGGCTGGAAGCGGTCGCGGGCAGCCCGTCCGTGGCGGAGGCGTTTTTCGGGCCGAGTCCCCTGGGGAGGGTGTCATGGACAGTGAAGCGGTGCAGCCAGAAGATCATCGGGGATCTTTGGGAAAAGTACGCCCAAGCCTTGTCGTCCTCGACCGGGCCTTCCCCAAACGGATCTGTGTGATCGGCGACCCGATCGTGGACGTGTGGGTCACGGGCCAGCCCCGGGCCTGCCAGGACGACTGTGGCTGTTTCGTGACCGGCCAGGAGTACCTCCGGCCGGGCGGGGCTGCCGGGGCCGCCAGCCAACTGGGCAACTGGGGCTGCGAGGTGAGCCTGGTGGCCCCCCTGTCCCGCAAGCTCGACCGCTGTTTCACCACCGGCGTCTGTACCGACCTCTGTTTCGAGTGCCCGGCCAACCCGGTCAAGTACCGCTACGTGAAGCCCGACGGCCGGATCGCCTACCGCGTGGACAAGGAGCCCGCCTGCCACGGCCTGTCCGCGTCGGAGACGGCCACCTGTCGCGAGCAGGCCCTGCGGCTCGTCCGGGAGCAGGACTGGCATGGCCTGTTGATCTCCGATTACGGCAAGGGCTTCCTGGACGGCCCGACCGTCCACGGCCTGGTGCGGGCTTGTGTGTCCCGGGGCATCCGGGTGGTGGCTGACCTGCGGCTGCCGCCGGGGTGCGCCCGGGGTGCGGTGCTCAAGTGCAACGCCGAGTACGCCGGTCACCACCCCTCGATCGCCTGGCAGTGTACCGTCGTGACCTGTGGGCCCATGCCGCCCCTGGTCTTCCTCCCGGGGTTTGAGGGGACCGTCAGCAGGCCCCTGCCGCCCGACCCTTCGCTGCGGTGGCCCCCTGTCCGGCAGGCTAACCACGTCGGGGCCGGCGACTGTTTCGCGGCCCACCTGCTCCTGGGCCTGTCTCACGGCTTGTCCCTGGCCGACGCGGCCCTCTGGGCCCACGCCGCCGGCCGCGTCTACGTCCAGAAGCCCTACGGGGAGCCGCCCGAGCCGGCCGCCGTGGAGGCCGACCTGCTGTCCTGCCTTGCCGCCCCGCCCGTCCCTTCGGAATAATTGAGGGCAGTTTTGTACGCCAGTCTTGACCGAGAGGCAGCTCGTGCGAACCCTCGCATTGTCTGCCATCGTCCTGTACGGGCTGCTCATGACGTATGTGGCGGCACAGGAGGCAAAGAAGGCGGCCACGGGGGTCCTGCCCCCGGTGGCGGTGGGCCAGTGCGTCGATCACCTCAAAACGACAATGGCCGCCGCCGACTGGCCGTACCAACTGTTCCTCTACCGCAACGGCATGACGGACGCCAAGTGGCAGGCTTTCCTGACGGCCATTGCCCTGCACGTGAACGCCATCTCCCGGTACAGCGAGTTCATCCGCCCGACGGTCGTCAGCCCCGACGTGCTGCGAATCGACATCCGCGACCCCAAGTGGGACGCGAAGGTCCGCGAGCTGCTGGCCGACGCGGACCCTTATTACCACGTGACGCAGGAAAAGGCCGAGTACAAGCTGGTTGAGGAGAAGGTGATCGAGAAGTGGGGAGGGGGCATCGATCCCAAGGACGGCAAGTATTACGCCCCCGGCAACTACGAGACCGGTGAGGTCAAAAAAGTCTCGAAGAAGGTGGTCTCCCAGAAGATCCGCTCGGCTAGCTTCGTCTTGCTCAGTGACGAGGAGCACGCCACCGTCATCAAGAACCTGAAGGACCCGGAGGCGTTCTACAAGGCCCTCGCCCTCACCCAGATCGGCCAATTGCTGGCCATGACGAAGAGTGCCGCCCCCTTCGTCCGGGCTGACTGGTTCCTGGTGCAAGGGGCCCGCCAGCTGTCCCTCAGCAATCAGCAGACGGGGGTGGGCTATTACGACTGGTTGGGGATCAAGAAGAGAGACGATTACTTCAAGCTCATCAAGTTCAGCGAGAAGGACTCGATCGACATCGGCCGGGAGGTGCGGGCGGTGGTCAAGCGGTCGGGGGTCAGCCAGCAGAACCGCCAGATCGAGCGGGACCAGGCTTTGACCGGGGGCGAGTGGTACACCCTGGACGTGGACGACCCCACGGGCAGAGGCAACGCCACGGTGCAGCTAAAAAAAGGGGACTACAAGCATAAGGCCGAGGAGCATTACGGCTTTCTTCCCAACGGCCTGGAGGTGAACATCCTGTGCCAGGCCGACGGTACCCTGCAAGCTACCGCCCCGGATTTTATCGGCGGCGACGACTCTCCCTTCCGCCTCGGCCGCGACTTCCGGATTCACGTGAACAAGTCGTGCAAGGACTGCCACTACCAGGACGTTTTGAAGCCCATCAACGACTGGGCCCGCCGCACTTTTAGGCTGCCGCAGTTGCTGAACGCCGCGGCGGACAAGGACCAGCAATTGGACTTCGCGAGGCAATACTTCAGCAACCTGGATCTGCACCTGCGCAACGACCGCCGGGCCTACTGGCAGGCCTACGCCCGGCTCTCCGGTGCCGGCCTGGAGAACGCCGACGACAGGCAACTGCGGGCGGAGACCGGCAGGATCATGAAGGCGTACCTCGACGCCTACAACGACTACGTGGAGACCTCCCTGGCCCTGGAAGACGTGGCCCGGGAGCACTACACGACGCCGGAGAAGCTCACCAGGTCGCTGCTGGCGATCCGCAACACCACCCAGGTGCTGAACCCCGGCCTGGCGGGGCTGGTCGCCGACCCACCGGACACGCTGGAGCGTGTCCACCACGAGGAACTGTACGCCCTGGTTGAGGTACACTTACGGGGGGCGTTCCCCAACCCATGAGGGGCTGCCGTGAACCACCTCTACGCACTGTTGTTGTTCGCCGGTGGGCTCGGCTTCCTGCTGTACGTCACCAGCCTGCCGCAGGTGCAGGGGCAGGTTTACACCTGGATCGTGGCCATCACGTCATTCGGCACCGGCTACTGCTGCGGCCTGCTCCAGGCCCAGCCCAAGGAGAAAGGCCCCAAGCCATGAAGATCCTGCTGCCGTTCGCCCTGCTCGGCTGCCTGGTGGCCTGCCCCCGCCTCACCGCGGGGGGGTGCTACCGCAGCAGCTACTACTACCCGAGCTATTCGTACTACACCCCGTATTATCCGGTGGTCGAGCGGGTTGTGGTGAAGGAGATCGTGACGCCGATCGCGGTGCTGGCGCCGGTATCGGTCATCGCCGCCTACGGGGCCGGGGCGGTGCCGACGACGGCGGTGGCCACGACGGGGGTAGCCCCCACGGTCGCCGCCCCCCAGGCGGCACCCCCGGCGCCGGCCGCCAAGACGTCCTGCGAGCAGAAGCTGGAGGAGGTGCTGGCCCGCCTGGCGGCCCTGGAGCGAGCCGGCTATGGCAATGGCGGCAACGGCGGGGGAGCAAGGGACAGCGGGGGGCCCCCGCCGGCCGTCCCTGGGGCGAGAGCCAGGGCGGACGGTGCCCCCGCTGTCCTCAACAAGTGCCTGGCCTGCCACACGGAGGGCAAGCTGATGCACACCGCCGAGCACGAGACGACGTTCGCCCTCTTCAAGGCCGATGGTGCCATCGGGGACCTGTCGGCCATGCAGATGCTCAAGATCCTGAACCGCGTAGGCCGCCCCCACGACGCTGCCGGTGCCATGCCCCCGCCTTACTCCAGGGAGCAGCCTCCCACCGATGCCGAATACGCCGACTTGGCGGCCTGGATTGACAAGAGGACCAAGTGAACGACGTGGACAAAGACCTGGACTGCATCGGCGTGCTAATATGCACCGTGTGCAGTATGCTGGTCTCGGCGACCGTGATTTATTTCGGCTGGGTCTTGTTCATGTTCAAGTGAGGTATGCCATGAAGAAACTCCTCCTCTTCGTCTTCCTGGCCTGTGCCCTGGCATGCTCGCCCACGCCGGCCGCGGCCTGCAACTACGGCTTCCGCTCGTCCTACGGCTTCCCGTCGTCCTACTCGTTCCCGAGCTACGGCTACGGCTACTGCTCGTGCAGTTTCCCCATTTTTGCCTCCCTGGTGGTGCCGCAGACTTTTAGCTTCAACGTCGTGCCGAACTTCCGCTATCAGCCGTTGTACAACTATCAGCAGTCCTACCAGCAGCAGGCACCGCCGCCGTCCATGCCCTACGCCGAGGACACCTACTCCCAGTCGCCCTCCAGTTACTCCTACGCTCCGGAGTACGACATCCCCCAGGGCTACTCGCTCTACTCGGCGTACCTGTCCGGCTTCTCGGTACCGCTCTACTACAACAGCTTCAGCGGCTTTTTCTACGGCTACAACCGCTTCCGCGGCTTCTTCCCAACCAACCGCACCTTTTTCCGGAGCTTCAGCCGCGGCGGTTTCGGCGGCACGGGCTTCGCCGGCTCCTTCAGCACCGGTCGGAGGGGCGGCTTCCGCGGCGGGTTCGTTGCCGGGACGAGTTTCGGCGGCGGGTTCGGCGGCGGGGCGGCGGTGTTCTCCTCGGGCCGGGGCCGGCGCAGCACGTTCGCCGCGTCGAGCGGGGGCGGGGCGGTCTTCTTCAACCAGGGCAGGCGGGGCCGGTTCACGGCGGCCGTCGTCGGCCCCGGCGGGTCCGCTGCCGTCATCCGGGGTCGGCGGTAGTGTCCACGGGAATCTGTCCGGGTGGACCGCTCGTTGATTGGGCGACCAGCGGCGGACGCCCGGATAGACGCGACCCGGCGGGGGAGGACCTCCCCCGCCGGGCTTTTTTGGGGTAGGATGTGTTCATGGACCAAGACAATATTTTCGCGGACCAGCCGCTTTCGGTGCCGGACGTTGCCCGGCTGTGCCGGGTGCCGGAGTACCGGGTCCGCTACTGGATTCACCGCAAGCTGCTGCCGGCCTCGCGAATCGGCCGGATCTGGCTGGTCCGCCGCGGCGACCTGGTCGGCTTTCGCCTGCCCGAACACGTCCCCGGGGTGACGGTCGGTCGCCCGCACATCCCGCTGACGGCCGTCGGCTGAGGCGCAGGTGGCGCAATTGCGCCACCTGGATCGTGCGACAGCCCTTGACATTCTCTTCATCGGCGCAAAGAATGTGCTGTCGCCCTTTGCGTGAAGAGGAGAGAAAATCCGTGTCCGACGAGATCGCGAGTCTGAGCCTGGTGCTACAGACGCCGGGCTGTTTGCCGCCGCTGATTTGGGGTGATTTTGGCATCGGGAAGACCCGCCGCATCCTCGACCTGGCCGAGCACCTCGGCTGGGCCGTGGAGATGCTGCGCCCCGCCGAGCGTGGCGAGGGGGCCTTCGGGGTCGTGCCGGTCCCCTCCGCCGACCAGAGTGTGCTCAACTACCCGATGCCCGCCTGGGCCTACCGGATGGTCGAGGAGGGCCGGGACGCCCTGGTCTTCCTGGATGAGGTTTCCTCGACCCCGCCGGCCCTGCAGCCGGCGATTATGGGTTTGGCCCTGGACGGCATGATCGCCGGAAAGCGGCTGCCCCCCTGCGTCCGCCGCTGTGCGGCGGCCAACCCGGTGGACCAGGCGGCGGGGGGCTGGGACCTGGCGCCAGCCCTGGCCAACCGGTTCGTCCACATGGCCTGGCCGTCCCCCGAGCCGGCCGCCTGGTCGGCCTGGCTCATGGGCCACGGCGGCCAGGACGGGGCCGTCCGCCTGGACCCGGTCGCCTGGGAGAAGGAGTACGCCAACGCCCGGGCCCTCGGGGCGGCGTTCACCCGGTCGTTCCCCGCGGCCCTGCATGAGGACGTGGGCAAGGTTCTGGGCAGGACCCCTCCGGCCTACGCCACCCCCCGGACCTGGGAGTCGGCCCTGCGGCTCCTGGCTTCCTGCCGGGCCGCCCGGCGGCCCGAATTGTACCCGGCCCTGGCCCAGGGCTGCCTGGGGCCCTCCGTGGCCCTGGAGGGCTCCGGGGACGCCGGCCAGGGGGCCTGGCTCGTGTGGCTGGCCGACGCCGACCTGCCCGATCCGGAGGCCCTCCTGGCCGACCCCGGCCTGCTGGAGGACGACCCGATCAGGCCAGACCGGACCTTCGCGACCCTCCTGGCCGTCTCGGAAGCGGGACTGGCCACCCAGGGGGTCGATGGCAAGAAGCTGTCCCCCCTCCGCCGGGCCCAGCGGTGGGAGGCGGCCTTCCAGGTGTTGCGCCGCGGCCTCGATTTGAAACTGGGTAAGGACGTGGTGCTCCTGCCGGCCCGGAGCCTGGCCTCCCGTGCCCGGCGGCCCCAGGTGGACCTGGCCAAGTGCCCGGCCGCCCGGCAGGTCTGTGGCGTCCTGTGCGAGTTCATGCAGATCTGGGAGGACTGACCATGCCGCGGCCGGTGCTCGTCATCTACGACCTGCCCGAGGCCCTGAAGATCCCGAACCCGGCGGCCTACTTCCGCCGGTTCGGCAGGGCCCTCAATCAGAGTGGCTACTTTTTCCCGCCCGGCACGGTGCCCCTGGCCCGCGTTGAGCGTCTGAGGACCCTGGGGGCCATCGTCTGGATCATCGACGTTCACGAGTCGTCCTGGGAGACGGTGGTGGCCGGTGTCAGGCTGTCCATCCAGAAACAGATGGGCCAAACCCTGGCCAAGGTCTCCGAGTTGAACCTTAAATGCCGCGTCCTCCTGGCCGACGCCGAGTGGGACTCCGGCCAGGAGAAGGCCTACCGCCGCTGGCGGGCGGTCCTGGCCAAGGCGAGGAGGGAGTGCCTGGCGGCCGAGGAGTGTGCCCTCGGCTGGGGGATTACCCGGGACGTGGCCGACGGGGTCGAGGCGGTCAAGCTGGCCCTGTCGGCCGGCCTGAACGCCGCCATGACTTCGTTTGCCCTGAAGAAGGAGGTTTGCGATGGAGTCGTGGCGTAAGTGTTGGCGGGACGGGTTCGTGCCCGGGATCAGTACGCCGGGCCTCCGGGCCCTGCGGGAGGCCCTGCTCCGGGACGACCCGCGGCTGGTGCAGGGGGTGACGACGGACCCACAGGCGCTTCAGTGTGTCGAGGACGAGCGGTGGCCGCCCGAGGCCGCCTGTGCGGTCGGCTACTGCGGCTGGCGGGGGGACGGCCTGGGGACGGTCGGCGAGGTGGAAGAGTATTTCGCCACGGCCTGCTTCGAGGCGGACGGCCGCCTCGGCGAGCCGGCCGGCTGCCGGCATTTCCTCTTCGCCTTCGACGAGACGCCGCGGCAGGAGTTCTGGCCGTTGCTCCTGGCCGAGGTGAACCGGGAACTGGCCCTGCGCCAGGCCCCGATGCCCGAGGCCAGGGCCGCCCTGGAGGCCGAGATGGACAAGCTCGAAAGCCTGGGGCCCAACCATGTTTCGCTGGTCACGCCGCTGGGCTAAGAGGCTGGACTGGGACCATTACTTCTTCACGAGGCTCTTTGGGAACATGCGCAAGTACCGACGCCGCTGGGTGATGTGCTGGGTGGTGGTCCGCTACAGGCCGCACCGTACCAAGCGTGGGCACTACGTCTGGGTTCGGGACGGCGAGGAGGCGGGGCCCCTGAGCCCTGAGCAGTTGAAAGTCTCCCATCACCGCTACCTTCCCGTGACCACCCTGCACAACAAGCGGCTGACGGAGCGGGAGGTGATGGAGGTTATTGCCGAGGGGCTGAACTGTTGAGCAGCCAGGTGGCGCAATTGCGCCACCTGGGGACCGGAGGGACCGATGAGCGATTTTGATTTTTCGGAGTGGCTGGAGAACTGGCGGCACCAGGCCGTGCCCCAGCTGAGCCGCCATGAGCTTCTGACACTTCGGCGGCTCCTGGACCAGGGCAGACTTCCCACGGCCGTGGCCCTGCGTGGTGGCCGGGGGAAGATCGTCTGGCTGCAGACGGAGAACTGTCCCGCTTACGAGAAGATGAGGCTTCTGATGTCGTCGGAGGTCGATCAAGCCCTGGCGGGGATGGAGGGTGCCCATGAGTGAGGTGAGGGCCGAAGACGTGGTGGCGGCTGCCCGGATGCGGGTCTACGGCCGCCACCCCTACCTGGGGGCGGTCCTGTGGCAGGTGCGGATGGTCTCCAAGCCTGGCCTGAGAACCTTGGCCGTCGATGGGGGCTGGAGGCTCTACTACGACCCGGAGACGGTGCTGGCCTGGTATCGGGAGGAGCAGGTGGGCAAGCTGGACCGCCTGGCCGGCAAGAAGGACGCCGGCCATGACGGGGTCGCGGCGGTGCTCTTCCACGAGATCGGGCACCTGGTCCGCAAGCACGCCGAGCGGATGCTGGGCATGGACGCCGTCTGCGCCAACGCGGCGCAGGACCGGGAGATCAACGACGACGTGCTGCAGGCCGGCTGGGGCCTGCCGGGCCAGCCGCTCCTGCCCGAGGACATCGGCATGGCCCGTGGCCTGACGGCGGAGGAATACTACCGGCACCCCGAGGTCGGGAAGGTGCAGCCCGGCTGCGTCCTGTGGGCCCCGGGTTGTGGCGGGGCCTGTGGGGGATGTGCGAACAACCCGGTGGAGGGCGAGGGGGATTCCGCCCCGGGGCCCGGCGGGGGGATAAGCGGTCGTTCCGCTTCCGGAGGAGCTGACGGTCCAATCACGACTCCGCCCCCCGTCGGGCCCCTGGAGCGGGAGATCGCCCTCAGGCGGGCGGCCCTGGCGACCGTGGCACACGCCCGCGGCCGGGATTCCGTCCCGGCGGGGCTCATGGCCTGGGCCAAGTCGCACCTGCGGCCGCCGAAGGTGGACTGGCGGCGGCGGCTGCGGGGGCTGGCCCGCCAGGCCCTGGCCAGTGTGGCGGGGGCCTCCGACTGGACCTGGCGGCGGCCCGGTCGCCGGTCGCTCCACTCGGCCGGTCGTCCCGGGTGGCCCCTGTCCCCCTCGACCCACTGTCCGGTCCCGACCGTGGCGGTCGTCCTGGACACGTCGGGCTCAATGATGGCCCAGATTGCGGACAGCCGGACGGCCGAGGACGAGGCCCTCTCGGAGGTGCTGGGCCTGGTCCTGGCTGTCGGGGGGCAGTGTTGGGGGTATGCGTGTGACGCGGCGGTCCACGCCGAGGTGCGTTTAACCTCGGCCCGCGACATCGAGCGGCTCAACCGGGGCGGCGGCGGTACGCTCATGACCCCCGGCCTGGAGGCCGCCCGCAAGAGGAAGCCGGACGTTGTCGTCATCATCACCGACGGAATCCTGGGGGGCGAGTGGCCGACCCCCGAAGACTGTCGCGGCCTGCGGGTCCTGGCGGTCGTCGTCGGCGGTTCCGGGGAGGACTGCCCCGCCCACATCCCGTGCGTGGAGATCGACCCGTGAGAAGCGTCACCTGTGACTGCTGCGGGGACGAGCCGGCCAGCTGGGTCGAGTCATGCCGCAAGTGCCTTTGCGTGGAGTGTGCCCTGGAGTTGTGCCAGGGCATCGTGCCGTCTTATGAGGACATTACTTCTCGCCGGTTCCACGTCCCCGACGGCGTCCGTGTTCGCGCGATTGGTCGCAGGCCGGGGACCGGCACCAAGGACTATTTCGGAGATCACTTGTGAGGAACGTTCCCAACCTGAAGGCCAACCGTTACCGGTTGCGCAACGGCACCCGGGCCAGTGACGACAGCTACGGCAACAACGGCATGTTCCGCGTGCCGCTCAGGGAGGTCTGGCTGACCGTCCAGGCCTCCGACGGCGGCGGCTGGGACCACGTCAGCGTCTCCCTGCCTTACAGGACCCCGACGTGGGAGGAGATGGAATACGTCCGGTCCCTTTTCTTCCGGGACGACGAGTGCGTCATGCAACTGTCGGTCCCCCGGGCAGAGCACGTCAACGTCCACGACCACACGCTGCACCTGTGGCGGCCCCAGACCGACCTTGAGATCGCCTTCGTGGCCGCCCAGTGGGAACTCAAGGGCGAGGAGTACTCCCGGCCCACGACTTCGCCCGGCGTGATCCCCCGGCCGCCCAAGGAGATGGTCTAGTGGCCAAGTTGCCGCACCCCCTGGAGGCGGAGATCCTCAGGCAGTGCCTGGATTACCTGGCCCTGCAGCCGGACTTCTTCACCTGGCGTAACAACACGGGCGCCTTCCGCATCCCGAACGCCCTCGGGGGCAAGACCCGGTTCGTCCGGGCCGGCCTGGTGGGTTCCTCGGACATCCTGGGGGTCATGGCCCCCCGGGGCCGCCTGGTGGCGATTGAGATCAAGCGGCCCGGCAACAACCCGACCGAGGCCCAGTACACGTTCCTGGAGCTTGTAAACCGCCTGGGCGGCCTGTCCTGTGTCGTCCGCTCGCTGGACGACCTGATCGCCCGGGTTAACGACTGGAGGAGTTTGCCTTGAAAGACGAACGCGAGATTCGTGCCCACCGTGACGCGATGCTGGCCTCTTCGTGTCTTTGCCCTGCCTGTGGCGGGCTGGTGGTCGGTTGCCCGAGTGTGGCCCATGAGGTGCTTGTCGCTTCCATCAGTCTCCTGTCGTGGGTCCTGGGCGAGAACCCCGACCACGACCTGATTGCGGAAGAGTTCGCGGCCCTGAAGGCGAGGGGGTGAGCCGTGCCGACCGTTGAGGAACTGCAGGAGATGCTGGCGGAGCCGTTCAACCCCAAGGAGGTGAAGTTCAAGCCGGCTGTCGTCTCGGGCAACCGTGCCCTGGCTTTGCCCTACGTGGACGCCCGGGTGATCCAGGACCGGCTGGACGACGTGATGGGCGTGACCGGCTGGCAGGACGAGTACCAGTGCCTGTCGGACGGCTCGGTGATCTGCCGCTTGCGGCTGCGGCTGGGGGAGGAGTGGATTACCAAGACGGACGTGGGCGGCCCGTCTGAGCAGCCCGACGAGGGGGACCGCCGCAAGGCCGCCTTTAGTGACGCCCTGAAGCGTACAGCGGTCAAGTTCGGCATCGGCCGCTACCTGTACCGGCTGCCGCAGGCGTGGTGCGATTACGACCCGCAGAAGCGGCAGTTCACCCGCCTGCCGACCCTGCCGGCTTCCGCCCTGCCCAGGCCTAAACAGGGGGCCCCCAGGCAGGAGGCCCCCAGGCAGGAGGCCCCCAGGCAGGAGGCCCCCAGGCAGGGCTCGGGGGTACGCAAGCCCACCCTGGAGGAGTTGGACGCCGCCTGGTCGGCCGAGGGGATTTTCGCCCCCGGCTCGCTCCTCTTGGCCTCCAAGAGGAACATCTCCCCCAAGGAGTTTATCGCCCAGAACAAGACCGCCCGCGTCAACGACCGCCTGAAGCTCCTCGGCTGGAAGTGGGAGGTCGTCCGCTCGCACCTGGCCCTGGCTGAGGACGCCACCCCCGCCTCCCTGAGCCTGGCGGGATATAAGAGGGTCATGACGCACCTGGAGTCGTTCCCCGAGCCCGTGCCGAGCCAGAACTGACGTTCGCCCCACTGACGTTCGCCCCACTGACGTTCGCCCCACTGACGTTCGCCCCACTGACGTTCGCCCTACTGTCTTGCCGGACCCGCCCGCCGTCCCCTGTGTCGGGGGAACGGACGCACAGACCCGTTGCCCCGGCTCACCGCCAGGGGGCGGCGGCGGGCCGGCATTTAAGGAGGTTTGCCTTGCGACACGTTACCTTCGCGCGAAGAACCTACAACCTGCCCTGGTACGACGACATCCCGGGCCCCAACCTGGAGGACCGCCAGAGGCTCCTGGAGGCCATCCAGAGGGCCGGGAAGGTCTATTACCCCATCCTGGTCGATCAGCACAACAACATCATTGACGGGATGAACAGGCTTGAGATCGCGGCGGAGCTTGGCCTGTCCGATCGCAACGTTACCTTCGAGCACATCACCTGCAAGGACGAGGACGACGCCCGCCGGCTGTGCTTCGAGTTGAATTTCGGCCGCCGGCACCTCGACCGGGACCAGATCAAGGAGACGGTGGCGACCTACTTGAGCCTCTTCCCGCAGGAGTCCGACCGCAAGGTGGCCAAGAAGACGGGGGCCAGCCGGCGGGCGGTCGGCCGGGTCCGCCAGAAGCTCGAGGAGACGGGGAACCTGTCTCCCCAGGAGGAGAGGGTCGGCCGGGACGGCAAGACGCAAAAGAAGGGCGCGAGGAGCCGCAAGCCGGCCGCCGCCAACGGCAAGCCGGAGAAGGCCGAGGACAATGGCAACCCGGCGGTACTCAAGGACGCCCACGGCACCGTCGTGCCGGCCGGGCTGATCGACGTTTTCAGCGACCGGGCGATTCCGGAGGCCGTCGCCTGGTGCGAGGGCCTGATCGCGGAGATGGGCAAGAGGCGTTACCTCAACGACATCCGCAAGCGGCTCAAGTCCTTCCTCTTCATGAGGCACGTCGATCTGGAGAACCACCTGGACCGGATGCAGCAGGAGGCCGAGGTGCTGTTGGAGGTTTTGAAGCACGGCCAGGCGGACCTGGTCTGCGAGTGGTGTCACGGCCAGGGCTGTGACAACTGCCTGGGCCAGGGGCACATGCCGCTTAACCGCCACGAGGAGCTGAAGGCGGAGGGCAAGCTGTGATGATGAAACAGGGCGAACTCTTTTCCTTCATCTGCTCGCCGGACGGGATGGAAATCCCTGTAGCGGCGCCCGAGACTGTCGCGATTCCCGAGACCCCCGCGATTCCCGAGACCCCCGCGATTCCTGCGGTTCCCCGGGGCTTGCCGGTCTTGCGGGATTACCAGGTGGACGTGGTCGAGCGGGTACGTTCCCGGCTGGTGCAGGGGGCCAGGCGGGTCATCCTGCAGGCCCCCACGGGGGCGGGCAAGACCTGCTGTGCCGCCGAGATCGTCCGCCGCTCGGTGGCCAAGGGCAAGCGGGTGCTCTTCCTGGCCCACCGCCGCCGGTTGATCGACCAGGCGGCGGCCACGTTCGACGACTGGGGGATTCCCTCGGGGGTCCTGATGGCCGGCGTCCGGGGTGACCCCGCGGCGCCGGTGCAGGTGGCCAGCCGGGACACCCTGCTCTCACGCAGCCTTAACAACGACTGGGTGGGTTTCCCGCCGGCCGACCTGGTGATCCCTGATGAGTGTCACAACCTCGACCCGATCCAGGGCGAGGACGGGAGCCTGGACGTCTACCAGCAGATCCTGGCCCACTACCCCCAGGCGGCGGTGGTCGGGCTGACGGCCACTCCGGCCCGGCCGGACGGGGCGGGGCTGGGCGACTTCTGGCACGCCATCGAGTGTACCTGTTCGATGGGGCGGCTGATTGCCGACGGCCACCTGGTGGCGGTGGAGTGCTACGCCCCCGAAGGGCAGAAGCAGTCCCGTTACGGCCGGCGGCCGCGGGGGTTGACGGCCGACCCGGTCTCGACCTGGAAGCAGCACGCCGCCGGCCTGCCGACGGTCCTGTTCGCCGGCAAGAGGGCCCAGGCACGGGACGCCTGCCGGGAGTTCCTGGCCGCGGGGATCTCGGCCGAGTACATGGACGCCAACACCACCGACTTTGCCCGGGACGAGATCGTCCGGAACGTCGAGCGGGGCCTGACCCTGGTGATCTGCCAGGTCGGCCTGATGGTCGAGGGCGTGGACGTGCCGTGCCTGGCGGCCTGCATCCTCTTGCGGAGGTGTGGCAGCCGGGTCCTGTTCGCCCAGGCGTGCGGGCGGATCATGCGTCCCTTCGGCGGCAAGGGGGTGGCCTACCTGCTCGACCACGCCGGGGCGGTCTGGGACCACGGCTGGCCCGACGACGACGTGGAGTGGACCCTGGACGCGGCCGACACGGTGGACAGGCGGCACGCCCAGGCCAAGAAGGCCCGGCGGCCGGTCGTCTGTCCCAAGTGCGGGCGTATGTTCCAGGGCTCGATCGAGTGCCCGACCTGTGGGCACGTCCTGCCCCACCGCCTGCGGCCGCCCGTTAGAATCAAACCGGGGCTCCTGGTGCATCAGGAGCGTGACGGTGGGCCCTTCCGGGGCTCGGTGGCCCTGGAGTTACAACAAAAGTTGTGGGACTCCTGCCTGGGGCAGGCGGCCGCCCTGGGCCGTGCGGCGGGGTGGGCGGCCCACCGCTTCCGCGAGAAGACGGGCGAGTGGCCCTCCGACCTCTTGCGGCACGTCCCGTCTGGCAAGGACTGGAAGAAGCTCGTCCGGCAGCTTTACCCCCAATACCTGAGTGTGCCCCATGCCGTCTGAGATTCAGGAACCTGCGGAAGCCTCTCAGGTGGCGCAATTGCGCCACCTGAGGGGTGAGGCGGCGTTGGCCCTGGCCGGCCTGGGCTGGCAGATTCTGCCCTTGCACTCGGTCGCTGAGGGCCGCTGTTCGTGCGGCAAGGCCTGTGGCCGTTCGGCCGGCAAGCATCCCCGGACGGAGCACGGGGTCCTGGATGCCACGAGCGACCCGTTCGTGGTGCGTCACTGGTGGCGGCGCTGGCCGGGGGCGAACGTGGGCGTTGCCACGGGGCCGGCCTCGGGCCTGTGGGTCCTGGGGCCCGACGGTGGGGAGGGGGTGCACGCCCTCATGGGTCTGCAGGTGCGGTGGGGGCTCTTGCCCGAGGGCCCACTGGCCCGGACGGGCTCAGGGGGCGAGCACTGGTATTTCCGCTGGCCCCTAGTTCTGGAGGTCACTAACCGCAAGAACCACCGTCGTCTGCCGATCGACGTTCGTGGGCGGGGCGGCTACGTGGTGGCGCCTCCCAGCGTCAACGGCAAGGGCCCCTACGCCTGGGAGAGGGCCCCGTGGGACCACCCCCTCCCGGAGGCTCCTGGCTGGCTCCTGTCGTGGCTGCGGCCGCCGGAGGTGACGGTGGCCGTGCCGCGGCGGCCACCGGACCTGCCGGATACCCCGGCCGCCCGGCTCAAGCGGGCGATTGCTTACGTGAACGCCTGCCGGCCGGCGGTCAGCGGTCAGGGGGGCCACTCGGTCACGATGTACGTGGCCCGGGCGGTGGCCTACGGTTTCGACCTGGGGGCCGAGGACGCCTTCAGCGTGCTGGCCGTTTACTACAATCCTCGGTGCCAGCCCCCTTGGTCGGAGAAGGAACTCTGGCACAAGTGCCAGGAGGCCGACCGGGTGCCCTTCGGCAAGCCCCGGGGCTGGCTCCTCGGGGGGCTCCCGTGAGCCACGGCGTCAGCCACGGCGTCAGCCAGGGCGTGTGGGACTGTGTCTTTTGCGGTTGCCCCTGCGACACGGTGGGCGGCCTGGTCGTTCACCTTTCGGAACACCACCCGGGCGAGACGTTTGGCTGTCCGGTGGGCCGCAAGGTGGTCTCCTTTACCCTGGGGCGGCCGAACCCTACGGGCTTTCACAACGTCTGCTGTTTCTGCGGGGATACTTTCTACCTGGCCGCTGCCCACATCCGGCTGCGGCCCGACTGGCACGACACGCTGGTCAGGCACCTTTGGCGGGAGGGCGGCCTCATCGTCCACTTCCGGAAGGTTTGCGACGACGCCCTCCTTTCGCAGGTCGCAGGAGAGAACCCTCATGTCTGAGCTGGTCTGTCCCTTCTGCGGCTACCGGTCGCCGAACGTCTGCCAGGAGATCAACCACCTGCGGGATGCCCACCGGGACGTGACGGTGCCTGTCGGCAAGGCCGTTGTCGTTTTTCGCTTCCGGCAGGTGGCCAAGAAGAGACCCGGCCTCTACCGTGTCCAGTGCCTTTGCGGGTTGCGGTTCGTCTCCTGCCAGGACACGACCCCGCTCTTCCCCGAGGTCAGCTGCGACGTGTTCGAGTTTTCGGACTCCTTCAACGCCCACCTGACCAAGGCGGGCGGCCTGGGCCTGCACCTGCAGAAGCTCCGGGACGAGGCCATGCTCGACTGGATCGGCAAGGGGGACGTTGGCGTGGTCCTGGGCGTCAACCTGGACCCGGTCGGAATGACCTACCTGGGCAGTGTGGCCCAGGGGAACCTGCGGGTGGTGGCGGCCCGGACCCGGTAGCTGCTATCTTCAGGTGGCGCAATTGCGCCACCTGAAGAGGGGAGGCCGGCGATGGCAGAGCAGCGTGAGGCCCGGATCGTGGTGGGCAAGGCCGACGGGCAGGGGCGGCACGAGATCCTCTGTCACGACCCGGTGACGGGCCGGGACGTGAAGACGGGCCTGGCCGTGGGCAGGGACCAGGTCGAGTCCAACGTCCGCCAGCTGAAGGAAACCCTGGAGCGTGCGGGCAACCGGGTGACGGTCAAGGAGGTCTAGTGGCCGACGTTCTGTCGCACACGGTCAGCCTGGTGGGGCTGACGACCTTCACCGTGGCACACGTCCAGGTGGCCGGGAAGGTCGTGGACAGCCAGAACCAGTCCACGGTCATCAAGGACGACACGGGCCCCAACGCGCTCAACGTCTACTTCTTCGTGCCGGGCTGGACGAATGCCATGATGTCGGCGTTCGTTCACGAGAACGCCGTGCGGTTCCTGATGATCGACGCCGGGGTGGCACCGCCCCCCAGTTAGGGGTTGAGCAGTGGCCATCGGCGCGACCGCCAACTGGTACGTTCAGAACAACCCCTCGGCCGCCTCCACCGGCAACGACAACAACGGCATGGGGTTTGACCCGGGCATTGCCGGGGCGGGGACGAATTATGCCCTGCGTGCCACGCCGATCCTGACGCTGACGGACCTGGCGGCGGCCCAGAACTCGACCACCTTGACGAGTGCCACGGGCGGTTTCACGGCCGCCATGATTGGTAACGCGATTCACATTACCGCGGGCACCAACTTCGTGGCCGGTTTTTACTTCGTGACGGCGGTGGCCTCCCTGACCTCCTGCACGCTGGACCGGGCCCCGGCGACGGCGGGGGCGGGCTCGGTGGGTACGGGGCGTCTGGGTGGCTCGGTCAAGTCGATCGGGATGACGACCAGCAGCTCGAGTCCGGTGGTCGGCGGCAACGACGTTTTCATTGCCCCCGGGGTCTACCGCGAGACGCTGGGCTTCGGGATGTCCAGTCCGGGCTCCGTCGTCACGTTCCAGGGCGACCCCGGGAACACGCAGCAGTTCACGGACGGGGCGCCTGGCGTGCCGGTCAGTCCCGGCGAGAGTCGGGTGACGAATTACACGACCAACGACACGACGGCGCCGGCCGCCGCCATCGTCTTTTCGACCACGACCAAGTCGAACCTGACTTTTTCCGACCTCTACCTCGTTAGCGGCAGCGTTTCGGCCGTGTTGTCGCTGACGAACGGGACGGCGATCACCTTCAACGATTGCGTGTTTGAGGCGTGCAACTCGGGGGCGGCGAACCTCATGTCGCTCAACCCGGCGGTGGACACCAACAGCAACTGGAACTTCAACCGCTGCGTGTTCGTCAGCCTGGCTGGTTCGGCCTTGTTTCTGGCCACCCTGCCGACCAGCACGGTCGCGGACTATTCCGCCGGGATCACCTTAACCGATTGCCTTCTGGTGCAGGCCGGCACTAGCAACTGTTTCACGGTGACGGCGAGCGGGGCGAACAGTTTCAAGGGCGGTGGCGTCTCGCTGGTCAACTGCACCCTGCTGGGCGGGGGCGGCTTCCAGACCAACAACGTCAACCTGTCGATCACGTTCCCCTGCACGGTCAACAACTGCCTGGTCCTGGCGGGGTCCGGGACGGGCATCGCGGCCCAGAGCACCTCGCAAGTCACGGAGTCTTATAACCGGATTATAGCGACGACGGCCCGGACGAACGTGCTGGTGGGCACGGGTTCGGTCTCCAACAACTCCTACGCTGCGCTCATGGAGCTGGGCCAGGCGTGGCAGGCCAACCGGAGGCTGCGGCCCTTCCTGTCGCCCACGTTCGACTCACCGCACCTGGCCTTCGGGGCCCTGGCGAGTCCGCCCTTGACCGATCTCTTGAACCTGCCCAAGCCGTCGGGGGGTGGCCGGACGTGGTCCAGTGCCAACGGGGCCTGTGGGGCCTACGAGCGGCACGACGCGGGGGTGCAGAACGTGGGAACGACCTACGCGGGTCGTTCCAACAGCGTGCAGGTCACGGGGCCGGGGGACGCCTTGCGGCGTCAGTACCCGGTGCAGGCGGGGGCCAACACGTTCAGCGTGCCGGTCTACCGGGACGGCAGTTACGGGGGCGGCAACAACCCGCAGGTGGTGGTGGAGGCGGCGGCCGAGATCGGCGTGGCGGCCCAGACGCTGGTGGACTCGGGGCCGGGGCAGTCCTGGAACCTGATTCCCGTGAGCATCCAGGCGACGGGCAACGGGGTGGTCTGGCTGCGTTTCGAGTCGCGGGACACGGCGGGAGCCTCCAACGTGTACTGGGGTGGCCTGGTGTAGAGTGGGGCGATGGCAACGCTCCAGAACACGAACCGGCTGGACTTCTGGTCGCGGGGGGAGCCGCCCGACTGGACAGGGGCCTTCACGACGGCCAACCTCGACTTCTGGTCGAGGGGGGAGTATTTCGGCACCTTCGACGGGCCGGCGGCCTCTTCGTCATCGCCTTCGGCGTCTGCCTCGCCGGCCCGGGGGGTGGTGCCGGTCCCGCCCGTTTCCTCGCCGTCCTCCCCGTTCTCGTCGCCTTCCCCGTCGCCTTCTCTTTCCCCTTCCCCGTCGTCGCCGAGGCCTTCCTCGCCTTCGCCGGCCTTCCCGTCGCCTTCCCCGGCGGTTTCATCTCCCGGCCCGTCGAGTCCCTCGGGTGTCGGGCCGTCGGGCCCTTCGTCTCCTCTGTCGTCGCCGGCCTCGCCTTCCCCGTCGTCCCCGGCACCTTCGCCCCTGTCCTCGGCCTCGTCGGGGCCCTCGCCGGTTTCCTCGGTGTCGGGGCTGCCCAGCAGCCTGTTCAGTCCTCCGCCGTCTTCGGTCGTCCCATCTTCGGTCGTGCCGTCTTCGGTCGTGCCGTCTTCGGTCGTCCCATCTTCGGTCGTTCCGTCTTCCGCCGTGCCTTCGTCGGCCGTCCCTTCCTCGGCGGTCGTGCCGTCTTCCCCTGTCGTTTCTTCCCCGGCCCGGTCTTCGGCCGCCCCGTCTTCGGCCGCCCCGTCTTCGCCGGCAGTTTCTTCTCCGGCGGTCAGTTCGGCCGCGGTCAGTTCGCCGGCCGCCCCGTCTTCCCCTGCTGTCTCGGCCGCCCCCTCTTCGGCGGCGCCTATTTCTTCGGCGTTGTCTTCGCCCCCGGCCCTGCCCTCGCTGTCGTCTTTGCCCTTGCCGTCTTCCTCGTCCTCGCCGGCCGTCCCCCTGTTCGGGGCGGTGGTCCTCGACGTCTTGCGTTTCGACGAACTGGGCGAGGGCCTGCCCCTGGACGTCTTGCGTTTCGGCGGGCCGGGCGCCGGGGTCGTGACGGACGTGTTGCAGTTCCCGTAACCTGTCAGGTGGCGCAATTGCGCCACCTGGAGTCGGACCATGAACAACGCCTTTGCGACGACGGGCCTGGTGCCCCTGACGATCGGCAGCGTGTACAAGCTGCAGTTTAGTGCGTTCCTGGGGGGTGTCTTCTGGGACCTGACGGGGGGCCTGGCCTCTCTCCTGATGACGGACCCTTACGGGAACGCCTACTCGTTTGTGGGCACGATCGCGGGGGGCGGGGGCTACGTGCAGTGGGTCAACCCAGGTCCGGCCGGGACGTGGACCCGGGCCTGGAGGCTGACGGACGCCCAGGGGGTGCAGCAGACATCCCGGCCGATCGCCTTCGCCGTTGTCTCCAGCCCGTCCTGAGATACTTGACGCTAAGCAGGCCCCTGGTTACAATTCCGGCATGCACGCTGAAACGGGGTGGGCCTATGGCCAAGGGGAGGCAGAGAAATGAAGAGAGACGTGAAGACGAACCGGAAGGCCGCCGCGGCGATCCTGGGGAAGGTCGGGGGGCAGTCCAGGGCGAAGGTACTGACGGCGGGACAGCGGAAGGACATCGCCTCTCAGGGGGGCAAGGCGAAGGCGGCCAAGTACCGGCGGAAGTAGTCTCTGCTTAGCGCTAAGCACAATCTTTAGAAATCAGGGGCGGGATCTGGGGCCGGCCGAGAACGGCCTGGCCCTGGCCCTGTCCGCGTGCGTGCCGCGGGCGCCTGCGTAGGCGCACGTACGTACACACGCACGCGTGTACACACGCACGCGCGTACACCGTCCCGGGGCCGTCCCGGGACGGCCCCGGGACCGAAGGGGGAGGGAGAGACGATGCCACGGGCGGAAGGAACGAGCGTTCACCTGGACGTGCGGCTTCATCACAGCGAGCTAGCCAGGCTTCGGTGGGCGGCGGAGAAGGCCGGTCTGGGCCTAGCCGGGTGGGTTCGGCTGTCGCTGTTCGCGGCGGCGGGGCTGGATGCGGACCCGGCCCGGACGGGGGGATTCCCCCGGGGCCGCAAGCGGGCCGGGGAGAGGGGTCCGGTCGTGTCTGAACAGGCATGCACTACTGAACATTCTCAGGAATGAGAACCCGAAGTTCGGCTTGACAGGCCCTGGGTCCCGTTGTAGACTCCATTGCGTAGGACGGATTGGCCCTGTGGTGGGGCCAGCCGATCCGACGGGATCTTGCGACTGGGAGTCTGTGCAATGGGTACTCTGGAATCGACGGCGTGCGGTCTGGGCGGCCTGGTGGGCGTGTTCGGCCTGGCGACGGTGGGCCTGGCGGCGGCGTGGGAGTTGCGGCTGTCGGCCCGCCAGTGGGATGAGGCGGCCGGGGAGCTGGCCTATGACGTGCTGGTGGGGTTCCCGATCCGGGCTCTCAAGCTGACGGTCGGGATCGCGTGCCTGTGGGCCGCGTCGGTCCTGACTCTGGCCCTGGCGACGGGCCGGGCGCTCCGGGACGGTCGGGGGATGGGCCGGTCGGTCTGGGCCGCGGCCCGCGAGGCGGTCGATCTCTGGTGGGGGCCCTGTGGTGTACCGGCCCCCATCCCGGTGGCCCTGCCGGCCGCTGCCCCGGCCGCCCTGCCCCTGCCGGTGGCCGAGCGGCTGGCCGGTCCCGACTGGGCCCGCTTGCTCGACCCGGCCCGGACGGGCGGCGAAGAGTTCTACGCCTGGTTGGAGGAGTCCACCCCGGAGGCCCTGCCCGTCCGGGCCCCCCACGCCCTCTGGGCCGAACGATCGACCGTCCGGGCAGCTGCCGTCCCGGTCGCGGCCCCCGTCGCTTCGGACGCGATCTGGGAGCGCCCGGGGGTCATCAGCGGCCTGTACCCCCCCGCTCTGGTTGAGCCCGCGGCCGCGGGGCGACTGTCCCGCACCTTCCTGGCTAGCCTGGCGGAGGCCACCCGGGACGATCAGGCCCAGCGGGACGAGCGGGCCGGCCCCGTCTGTCCGGCCACCCCGCCGCACGTCACCCCTGCCGCTGCCGGCTACGTCCACGTCCGGGAACCCCGCCGGCCCGTCTTCCGGGGGGCCAAGCTGCGGCAGCTGCGGGACGCCTTCGACGGCATGCCCGGGAACGGCCCTGGCAAGCCCCGGGACGAGCGATCTCCCTCCGGGCCGTCCGGAGAGTCCACCCCTGCCCCGGATGCGTCTCGCGCGATCCTGGACGTTCCCGACTGGGCCCGCGAGCCGATCCCGGCCGTTCCCGTCCCGGCCCCGGAGGCCGGCCCCGGCCTCTTCCCGGTCCCGTCCCCCCTGTACCCGTCCCCCCTGTACCGCCGCCGGAAGGACGCCCGGAAGGCGTCGGGATGGGGGTGGACGAAGTTGACCGGCAAGCCCCGCCCCGGCGAGACCTACGGCGTCGGTTCGGGTCGTGACAAGATCCTGTGGACGTGCCCGGCCCCGGCCGTTGCCTAGCTCCCTCCCGTGTCCGGCCCCCGGCACGGTGCCGGGGGCCCCTCCCGTGTCTGCCTGTTAGGAGTCCATCCCGTGTCCACCCTATCCCTGCACGCCGTCGAGTCCGTGACCCTGGACGACATCGAAGTCTACCCGTCGGGGGGCCCGTCCGGGGGGTTCTGCTCCCGGGCCCTGGTGGTCCGCCTCCAGGGGGGGCGGTCGTTCCGGGTCGACCTGTTCGCCGACGGCCCGGGGCCCTTGACCCTGCCCCTGGAGGAGACCGTCAACGGCTTCTTCGTGGACGCCATCGACTGACCCCACGGGAGGGGCCCTGTTTGGGAGTCCATCCCGTGTCCCCTGCCATCCCCCGCGTCTGCCTCATGGGCCAGCTGCGGGACTTCGCCCGCGTGGCGGAGGCCGTCGTGGCCTACCTCGGGAGCTAACCCATGCCCTCCGTCCTCGGCTTCGCCCTGGTGACCCACGACCGGGCCCGCGTCTGGTGCGGCCCCGGCCTCTGGCCGTGGTCCCGCTTGCCGCGGCCCCCTACCTTCTTCGCGTCCCGGCACCAGGCCCAGACCGCCGCCGGTGCCCTCTACCGGGCCCACACGACACCGCCCCTGCTCGTCGTCCGCCTGTCCACCCCGTGACCGCCCCCGGTGGCGCAGTTGCGCCACCGGGGGCCCCTGCCCCTGACAGCCACCGGCCCCCGTGGTACACTCCCAGTGTCGCCCCGGGGGCCGTGCCATGCCTGAACCACTCTGGAATCCCGCCATCCGCCCCCACAACATCCGCAGCGACCTCGCCCTCATCCGCCAGCGAGTCACCGAAGGCTCCTTCCCCCTCACCGCATCCAACTTGGATGCCACCGTCCGGGCCGTCCTCCCCTACCTCGAATCCCCCCGGCCCCGCGTCGCCCTCGCCGCGGCCCGGACCATCGCCATCCTCGCCGGACTCAACGTCCGCAACGCCCGGGCCCAGACTCTCGAGCGACAGGGCGAAGCCCGCATCCGCCTCCAGACCCTCCAGGCCGCCATGGGCACCCAGGAAGGCCAGCAGGCATCCGTGGATTTCGCTGCTGCCCTGGCAAGGGCCCTGGCGGGCCCTCAGACCGACGATCCCGGTCCTGATGCCTCTTCCCCTGCCTCCGCCCCCGATCGTTCGCCCGAAGGCCAGCCAGGGCCGTCCGCGGCCGTGCCTGCCCCTCTGCCCCCTGAAATGCGGAACGGCCAGCCAACCTCCCCCGGTTGACCGGCCGTCCCTCCCGCTCCCCTCCGCTGCCCGGCAGGGGGAGCAGTCCCGTGTCGCCTGGCATGGTAGCCCACCACGCCCCGCCTGTCTAGCCCCGGCCAGACACGGAGGCCACCGGGGCCCGCTTGCCCAAACCACCAGGCAACGGGGTTGCCCAAACCCCCAGGCGACTGGACTCCCTCTCACTCACTTCCTGACTCCTCCCGGGTCAGGGCGCCAGGCGAGTGGCGCCACCTGGCGCCTGGACTACCCCTGGCGCCACCTGGCGCCACCTGGCGCCTGTCCAGTACTGGACAGGCGCCAGGTACTGGACAGGCGCCCTCTTGTACAGGCGCCCAGGACCCCCCGGGGGTGGGGGAGGCTCCATTCGGGGAAATAGCAAAATCTAGTTTCCAGGGGCTTCATTTGGGCAAACAGCAAAATCTGATTTCCAGGGGGATAGGGTCATGAGATTCGAGGAGTTAGCGGCGGAGTTCCCTCACCTGACATCGCCGGCGGCGTTGGCGTTGGCGGACATGGAGGGGCGGTGGCGGGACGCGAAGCATTTGCGGGTGATAGATGCGGCGTTGGTACGTTTGGCCTTCTCGCACGCTGGCGACAGGAAGGAGGACGGGTCGGATCGTCTGTTGATCAACATCCCGTTTCAGCACGGCAAGACGTTGCTGGCGGCTCATTATTTTCCGGCGTGGTTTTTACTTCATTTTCCGTGGGAGAACATTGTGTTGGTGGCGCACGGGACGGAGTTTGCGAGGGATTATGGGGCGAGGGTGAAGGAGATTGTGGGACGGTATGGTCCGGAGGTGGGGGTGAACCTGAAGGCGGACAGTAAGGCGAAGGGGGAGTGGCGGGTGGAGCCGCAGGGTGGTGGGATGGTGTGTTTTGGTCCGGAGGCGGGGGTGGTGGGTCGTCCGGCGGGACTTTTCCTGATTGACGACTTGATCCGGAAGTGGCAGCAAGCGGTGAGTCCGCTGATTTTGGACGGGCACTGGAATTTCATGCAGACGACGGTGTTTAGTCGGATCACGAACGAGACGCGGGTGGGGGTGATTGGGACGCGGTGGTGTCACAACGATCATTTCGGGCGGATTTTGCGGGAGTCGAGGAAGACGGGGGAGAGGTGGACGCACCTGAAGTTTCCGGCGATAGCGTTGGCGGGGGACGTGCTGGGGCGGCCGGTGGGGTCGCCCTTGTGGCCTTCTAAAGTCTCTCTCAGGTTGCTTTTGCGTCAGAAGAAGGTACAGGGTAGGTGGTGGCAGGCGTGTTGGCAGCAGGACCCGACGCCGGAGGAGGGGGGTCACTTCAAGCCGAGTCGGTGGCCGGTGTATCTGGACACGGGGGATTCTTATTCCGTTCCGTCGGCCGGCTTGCCGAGGAAGGTGGTGGGGAAGGACGAGGTGATGGTGTTTGTGGCGGTGGACTGGGCGACCTCGGAGAGGGTGACGAGCGATCACACGGCGATCGTGACGTGTGGTCTCTTGCCGGACGGGCGGGTTCTGGTCCTCGACGTGGTGAACGAGCGGCTGGCCCTGGAGAGGGCCGTGCCACGTCTTGCCGAGGTGTGCAAGCAGTGGCGGCCGAGTCTGGTGGTGGTGGAGACGGGGGGGTTTCAGTCGTCGCTGGCGAACGAGTGTCGGCGGCACCGGGAGATTCCCGAGCCCCGGCGGGTCAACCACGAGGGGAGGAGCAAGCTGGCCCGGGCGTTTCCGGCGATCACGATGGGGGAGAACGGGCGGATCCTGTTGCCTCATGACGAGTTAGTGCAAACGCAGTTGAAGTTACGCCAGTTGGCCTCCGAGGAGGACCACTGGCTGGAGGGGTTCTGCAGGCAGTTGGCCGTGTTCACGGGGAACGGGGACGAGGCGGACGACATGGTGGATGCCCTGGCGTGGGCCGCTCAGGAGGCCCAGCAGTTGAAGCCGGCCGGTTCGGGGTCGGGGGAGGGGCCGTGCAAGCTGTCGGAGG